AAAACAAGCGTGAGGATCAGCCATGGCAGACGAGACAGAAAGCAAACCCGTAGACATCATTGAGATCTCTGAGTTCAACGTCGAGAAGAAGATCCAGGACTTCGGTGAACTTTTGCAGTCCATCGAGTCAATGGACGACAAGAAACGCGCATTGTGGCGTGAAATCTATGAGAATGCACTCGTAGACAGGCAGAACGCCTACGCCATGTTCACGCGTCTTGCTAGGATCGCAAAGGAGATCTCTACTGAACATGCCGTGCATGGCAGGACGATGGCGACGTTCCTAGAGCGGATGGGTAAGGCGAACGATCAACTCATCAGGCTCGCAGAGCTCATCTCGAAAGCTCAGACAGAGAGCGAAGAGATCGACACAGACGACATGTTCGAGAGGATCAAGAAAAACGAGAAGGGGCGCTGAACATACGTCCTTGGTACGTAAGATCGAGGAACGTCAATGTCTAAGTATGACGATCAGGACACGAGAGGCCTAGTTGAGGGTCGTGGTCATCAGGTAGCAACTGCCCGGGCTGCATATCGTAAACAAGATTCTTCACGCCCAACGTTCGTCAAAATCATAATTTTAGACGTCATTAGCGATCCATCTGCGATCGATGATGTGAAGATGCAATTCTACAAAGGAAGCTTGGGTGTTGGCAATGCTCAACTTGCACGCAATGCACCCAGAAATAGCATCATAGGTCGTCGTGTAATGGGTGTCGACTCAGGTGCAAGTGAAGCTGCGATGATTTTTTATCCATTCTTCCCTTCTCACATATCGCTTCCTGCTAAACCCGGAGAACATGTTTGGGCAATCTTCGAGAATCCTGACGCTCCTAGCAACATAGGATATTGGATCTGCAAGGTCCCTCAGCCCAGCTTCGTTGATGATGTCAACTATACACACGCTGACAGGCAAGCAGATCAATCATTCACGCCAGGAATTGCTGCGACTGCAGAAGGCAGTAGCGCGCCAATTTACGAATTTCGAAATGGCGGCGTTGATTCGTTGAATGGTGAAAGGTACACCGTCGTTGAAACGGTCAGCATGCCGGGAGGTGATGATGTGTACACTAACATTCTCACTAAATCAGACTCATCACAGATTACGTGGTATGAACCTGTCCCTCGATACAGAAAACGTCCCGCTGACGTTGCGTTTGAAGGCAGCAATAATACGTTGATCGTCCTTGGCAACGATCGCACTGGCCCAATTGCAACATATACGACAGACCCAACACATGGTCAAGTGCCTGAAGCAGTTGATGCGGATGCATTCACAGACGGTGCTGGATCAATTGATATCGTTGTAGGCCGAGGACAAACGCCCGCGACAGGTGGTACATCTGTTGACAACAAGGTCATCGGTAAAGAAATTGCTAAGGACACACCAAGCCTTGCTGCACAGGAAGGCGATCCGGATCTGATCCACGATCGTAGCCGTGTTCTTGTTGCGATGCAAACGAATGCAGACGTAAATTTTGGCATCGATTCATTCTTGACTGACGGTTTGCTTGTCGGCACGATGAGCGATAAGTCTGCCGCAAAGTCAGGTGCCATTGTCGCTAAGTCAGACCGCGTTCGCATCATAGGACGCTCTGACATTGCCCTCATGACGACTAGTCAAGGAAAGACTGACAGCAACAATCTTCCCATTGATAGCACGAGCAATGATGATTGGGCAACCATTGGGATCAAGTCGACAGGTGACGTCTACATCCAACCCATCGCAAAGGGCTCAGTAGACATTGAGACTCCCAAGTGCAACATCACTGTCAACCCTGAAGACCTTGACATCTCAACGACTGTCTGCGACCTCAAGATGAATCAGACTGACATCAAAGTAACTGTCGGTGCAACGTCTATAGATGCGAACGCACAAGGTATCACGTCTACAATTGGTGCAACAACATCAATTGCAGAGACGGCGTCTGGAGTGACTGTGACTACGCCTCAGGTGACGTTGACAGCACCCGCAGTCACTGCATCAGGAACGCTAGCCGTAGCAGGAGCAGTGACCGTTGCTTCAATCTCTTTGTCTGGAGGCACAATGGTCGCAGGCAGTGCTGCGGGTGCAGTTGAAACCATCATCACAGCATTGAATACGTTAGGACAAACATTGTCTAACTTGAAGCCAACTGGAACGCCTGCTGATGGGAGCGCAGCAATGACAGCGCTCGCAGCTGCAGGAACTGCGCTTTCTGGAGTGATCGCATCACTGACGCCTATGACAAAGTCTACTTAACGCATGGGAACATATTCATTCAAATCATCCGGAACGACGAAGGCTGACGCTACCACGCAAGCTGCTGCGATTGCTCCCACGTCATTGCCAATTGGTATCTTGACGCCTTTATCATTGGGTGTGGATGATCTTCTCACAACGACAAAAAGTGTTGCTAGCGCAATGGCAGACAACCTTCGTAATCTCATCATGACGAACTGGGGAGAGCGACTGGGTCTGTACAACTTCGGTGCCAATCTGAGGCCATTGACGACAAATCTAGTATCACAAGACGACTTTGATTCAGCTGCAATCTCATCAATTAAATCAGCCGTTCAGACGTGGATGCCGTATATCGACCTGCAGAATTTTACGTCATCGATCAACAGGACACAAAATCAGAACACAGCCGTCATCGTTCTGACGATCACGTACAACATTCCGAACCTGAACGTCTCGAATCAACAGTTACAAGTTACGATGTACGCTATCTGACGTGCATACCTAGACAAGGACGTAAATGACACTTCAAAGAGACGATCTCAAAGTAGTACGACAGAGGAAGTACCTCGCGAAGGACTTTGATGCGTTACGTGCGAACTTGCTAGAGTACGCTCGACAGTACTATCCAGATCGTCTTCAAGACTTTTCTGAATCTTCATTGGGAGGTCTGTTCCTTGATTTTGCTGCGTACGTGGGCGACAACCTGTCGTTCTATCTGGATCACCAGTATGGCGAACTGAACCCAACGACTGCGATCGAGCAAGGAAACATTCAACGTTTGTTAGACGCAAGCGGTGTTCCAATCACGGGTGCATCTCCTGCAATCGTTGCAGTTACGTGCTACATTGAGGTACCAGCTGCAAACATCAACAGTGTTGTTCAGCCTGATCCGACGGCATTGCCAGTCATCAGAGAAAATTCGACATTTGTGTCAAAAGGTGGAGTCATCTTCACACTCACTGAAGATATCGACTACAACGCAACTTACTCAGATGGTACGCTTCAAGCATCTGTTACTATCGGTTCAAAAACGCCCGCCGGCCAAATCAAGACGTTCATACTTTCTGCGTCTGGCTTGTGTCTGTCAGGCAATGAGTATACTGACAACGTTTCCGTTGGTTCGACATTTACGCCGTACATGCAGATCACTCTACAGAATGCGAATGTTTCAACGATCATTTCTGTCAATGATCAACTGGGAAACATCTACTATCAGGTAGACGCGTTAACGAACGACGTTGTTTATGCAAACGTCCTCAACACAGCTGCTGACAATGATCTTGCACCGCAAGTAATCAAAGTGATCCCGGCACCTTACCGGTACATCATCTCAACCAACATTTCAAGTCGTAAAACAACACTCACGTTCGGCGCAGGAAATGCTCAGTCTCTTCAGGATGATATCATCCCTGATCCATCGAGCTTTGCAATTTCGCTTCCATTCACAAAGACATTCTCGCGAATTCCCATCAATCCGCAGCAACTGTTGCAGACGACAACGTTAGGTATCGCTGCTGCAAATACGACGTATAACATCACGTATCGAGCAGGAGGTGGCCTTAGTCATAACGTGAATATCAACAACATTCAAACTGCGAAGACGGTCAATATGTTCTTTCCTGGGAATCCATCTCCTGCAGTTGCTGGACGTATCAAGGCTAGTCTCGAAGTCAACAATCTTATCGCTGCCTCTGGTGGAGAGGATCCTCCGACGCCTGCCGATCTAGTTCAATTGATCCCATCGATCACAAATTCGCAAGAAAGAATCGTTACACGCGAGGATCTCCTTGCACGTGTTTACACGATCCCATCAAATTTCGGTCGTGTCTTCCGTGCAGGAGTCAGGAACAACCCAAACAATCCTCTTGCGACGCAGTTGTACATCATCTCTCGCAATGCGTCCGGACAACTAATCATCTCACCAGACACATTGAAGACTAACCTCGTCAAGTATCTCAATCCATACAGGATGATCAGCGATGCAATTGATATTCTGGATGCTAGAATTGTTGACCTGACGTTCAGCTTCAGCGTCCTTATCGATCCATCGTTGAACAAAACGACAGTCATCAACAATGCATTAGTACAGCTTCAGGCGTTTTTCGATGTCAAAAACTTTCACATTGATCAACCGATCGTGTTGTCAAATCTGACGAACATCCTCTTCAACGTACCTGGGATCATGTCGATCAACAACATTCAGTTCAACAACGTCTCAGGTGTTGTCAATAACAGGCAATACAGCAACGTGACATTCGATCCAACGTCAAACACGTCATCTGGGTTGATGTTCCCGCCTGCTGGGGGTATCTTTGAGGTCCGTTACCCGACGGTCGACATCACTGGACAATCATCGGTGTAATATGTACAAGGTTCTCAAGCCAATCAAGGACACATACATCACGAACAGGTACGTCAACAACGTACCACAGGTCACGGCGAACGTCGGCGCGGCGGGGTCGCTCGACCTGTTCAAATTGTACGGCGTGACATCAACAGCGAGCGGGACGACGTCAGTTCCTAACACGGAACTCAGTAGACTTCTAGTACAATTTGATCTTGACCCGCTCCGGGAGCTCGTCGAGGCGGGGGCTGTCGATCCTGGCGATCCGAGCTTCTCATGTCACTTACGCATGTCTGATGTGTATGGTGGCCAACCAACACCCAGCAATTTCACTGTGAATGTGTGTCCGATGTCAGCATCGTTCGATGAAGGCCTTGGTCGTGACGTTGTGTTTTACTCGGACAGTGACGTATGTAACTGGCTCACGGGATCTTCGACGTCAGGTGCGTGGTTAGTAGAAGGATGTGGATTCAGCGGTAGCGCAGGTCCGACGCCGTGTGACTACATCATCGATCCTTTATTCGAAGCGAGTCAGGCGTTCAAGACCGGTCTAGAGGACCTGTACGTCGACATTACGTCCATCGTGTCCGCCACGTTGGCTGGTGCCCTACCCGACGAGGGCCTGAGAATATCTTTCGACCCCTCGATGGAGGATAACCAGTACACATATTTCGTAAAAAGGTTCGCGAGCCGCTCGGCGTACAATGAGGACAAGAGACCGAACATACTCGTCAAGTTCGACGATTCGATCCAAGATGACACAAACGATGGCGTGTTCCTTGATTCGACGAGCTACCTCTTCCTCTACAACTACGTTAGATCCGGACTAACGAACCTGATGTCAGGCTCGAGCGCAATCACGGGCGCTGACAGCATCATCTTGCAACTCACGACACCCGTGTCTGGCGGGATCTGGTCAGGGTACTTCACGGGTTCACAGCACACACGAGGGGTGTTCCCAGTGACTGGTATCTACTCATGCTCAGTTGACATCCTGTCGTCTGATCCTCTCTTGCAACCTCAGTGGCAAGCATCGGGTTCCATTACGTTCACACCGATCTGGCAATCGCTTGACGGAACGTTACCATACCTCACAGGCAGCACATTCAAGGCATACCCTCCCCAACGCGGTGCACAGTCTCTTGCACCGCATCGATTTGTCGTGTCCGTGTATGGAGTGGCAGACGAGCTCGACGCTTGTGAAAAGACGACATTGAGGGTGAACATCTTCGATTACAGCGCTCCGTATGTCACAACAGCGCTGAAACTTCCTGTTGATCTACCTGGGATAGTCGTCAGGGACGTACACTACCAGGTGCGTGACGTCATGTCAGATCAGGTTGTCGTACCGTTCGACACAAAGAACAACTCAACTAGGGTTTCGAGTGACAGCACCGGCATGTACTTCACCCTTGATGCGTCCAACCTCAAGTCAGGAAATTCGTACATCATTGATGTGATGGTCTTCACAGACAACAACAAGCAGCTGTACAAGTCTGCATCTCCAGCGTTCAGAATAGGTGGCGTGGCGTAGAGTTTGATACGTAGTCTCTAGTACTCCGTCCATGTCAACACGACCTCTCAATCCGTACATCCCCGCATACCCGCAGTCAGCAGTGACAGGTAGCAGGCCAGTCGCTGTCACCCTCGACGCGATGTCGGACACGAACATCCTGTCAACGTCGTCATTCGTGTACGATGTTCCTGGGACCGGTCTGAAATCAACACAGCAACTCAACGTTGATTGGTCACAGTTTCAGAATCACACCTTCTTCATGTCTGCTGAGGCAAAGGTCAACCTCGCATTCGATGCAATCATCAATCAGTTTCCATTTGATGGAACGCGGCAGGAAGTCGAGGTCTTTGAAGAGAAGCTCTCCGGATTTGAGAAGTGGGTCTTTGACAGCTTCCCATCATATGCGGGTGAACTTCTATTCTCCGGGACACAGGTGGGGGAAACATCACCTCAAGCCGGCACGTATATCAAGGTTGAGAACAAGGCGGGTGCACTGTACCCTGCGCTGTCGAAGCAGAACACGGGCGTTCCTATACTGAACCCAACCGGTTCACAGTCGTACACGATCGAGATGCAGTTGTACCTGCCACCAATCAAGAATGATGTCCAAACGATCTGCCAGATGCTATCGACGTCTGCAGGAACGCTTGGTTCAACGCAGGGATGGACGCTGTACATGACGCAATCATTGTCAACGTCTTCTGTTGATGCTACGTTTGCGATGGTGTCAGGCAGCAGTTTCATGACTGTTCCTCTCACGTTGAACAAGGGAATGTTCAATCATGTCGCTGTCGAACTCAATCGCACGCAAGGTCTACCGTGGCTCGAGTCTTTCCTGTTGTCAGTTCCGTATGCTGAGTCCCAGACACAGGTCGAACTTGGTGATATGGCAATCGATGATGCACCGTTGCTTATCGGAAGCGGCACTGCGATACAGATCGGTCAATTTCCTTCGGGCCTTATCACACCCATGCAGACGTTGTCCGGCACGATCGACGAATTTCGCATCTTCAACTCGCCTCGTACGCCTCAACAACTCGCTGCGTATGCTGGCAAGGCACTGTACTCAACGAACGACCTGCTTCTCTACTATCGTTTCAATGAACCGCCGCCTCCCATCGCAACGTTTCTAAACGATAGCGTCAATAGCATCGTCCTTGACTCAAGTGGAAATTCACTTCATGCGATGATCAGCGGCTTCTTCAACATGGGAACGAGCAGCAGCATCGGAATCGGACAAACGCCCGGTTCAGGTGCAGATCAAACTGCGTGTGTTTTCAGCTCGAGCGTCATCGGAACAAACGTCGTTGGCAGGAACACGTACTACACCAGCAGCATCCAATACACCGTGGGTCCCGAATTGCGCCTCGATGTGACGCAAGATCCACTCAGTCCAGTCGTCTATGAACGTCCTGATAGCCTACACGTGCTGTTCCCAGCATACCCTCCCACGATGCTATTCAACCAGCAACTTCTGACGAGCGCTAGCGCTTACGATCAGGAGAATCCAAACCTGATCACGCGCCTCGTGCCACAACACTACTTCCTCGAAGGCGGCTTCCAGGACGGCTTCATCGACCCACCTGAAGGCAACGCAGGTCAACCTTACGGTGGTGATGGCATCCCTGGTCAAGGCCAGATGGGTAACGTGCAGATCCTCGTTTCGTTGCTCTTCATCTGGGCACGTTTCTTTGATGACCTCAAATTGTATGTCGATTCATTCAGCACGCTGAGCACTGTTGATTATAACACGAACGAGACGATCCCTGACGTATTCCTGCTCGACATGGTGGACAAGATGGGATTCCACCTTCCTCCGTTGTTCAATGATTCGACAATCGATCAGTACATCCGAGGAGAGAACGTCGACCTGCACAATTACACGACATCAGTGAATTCACTTCAGCAGGTGCAGAATCAGCTTCTACGTCGCGTCCTTACCACGTTGCCTCACGTTCTAAAGTCAAAAGGGACACAGTACAGCATTCAGGCATTCCTGCGCTCGATCGGCATCGATCCTGGGAACAACATTCGCATCAGGGAATACGGCGGTCCGACGTCAAAGCAGCTGTCATTCACACGAGAGAGCAAGTTCGAGCCAGGAACGATGGTACAGTTCAACTCAACTGCGAGCATCGTGACATCTCCTCCTCTCGTTGCATCTCGTGTGGAGCCTGGGTACCCAACTCCTGCTGGAACGTTCGTCAAGAATGTTTTGGGTCAGAACATCGGCACCACAAACGCAAATGACAACCTTCTCACATCCGGATCCTGGACGTGGGAGGGCATCGTGAAGTGGACACCTGCAGCCATTCCATTGATGACGTCTGCGACTCAGTCAATTGCACGGTTGTGCACCACAGGCTCGAATTCACCTGGCAGCGAAAATGTCATCGTCAACCTGCTCGCGATCTCGTCATCGATGCAACCTAGGTTGTTGCTGTTCGCACGCCCGGGCGATGGTCCGAATTCGCCGACGTTGAGTCTGGAACTTGACACGCCCGTCCCCGGGTACCTCAATTCCAACGACATGCCTCCTGGCATGTTCAACTTTGATCATTGGAATGTGAGTTTCGGTTGCCAACGCAACGACGATGGTCTCAATAGTATCGCGTCATCGTCGTACTTCCTACGCCTCGCGTACCAGAACGCCGGCAAGGTCGAGTACATGCAGACGACGTCATCGTTCTTCTATGAAGCGCCGTACGGTGAGAACAACGTTCTTAGATCGTTGAATTCAACGTCAAATGTCTCAGGCACGTTCCTCGCATTTGGTCCGACACAATTCGTTGCCTCGGGGTCTAGTAGCCAGTATCTGGCCCTCAACAATATTTCTGCGGCCCCTGCTGCAGCACGAGCAACTGATTTCAACGGCTTGTTGAGCAACGTCCGCTTCTGGTCAAAGGCCTTGAGCATGGCAGAGTGGCAGGAACACGTCAGGTACTACAAGTCAACTGGTGTAGAGAACCCATTGACGAACTGGAACTATGAGAACACTGCATCAGGTTCCTGGGAGAGATTGCGCATGAGCTCGATGATCCAACAGGACGTCAGGCAAGCGATCTCGACCGCCTCCCACGCCACGATCTTTGGACCTCCCGGCAACCCGATCGGTCCCGTAGGAAGCATCGTGTTCCCTGACTTCAGCGAGAACGGGTTTCACCTGACGGGAAGCCTATTCCCAATCAACCAAGATGTTGTCGTTGGTGAGACATTCGAGCTTAGCCATCTCAGCCCGTACTTTGACGAAGCGACGTGCGATGAAAAGATCAGGGTGCGCTCGTACCAGGATTACTCTCTTGTTCAGCAGACACCCTGGGCACAGCTAGCGCCGTTGCACGAGATCGATCCTAGTGAAACGCCGACTGATGACGTGCGATTGAGCGTTGAGTTCTCGCTGATCGATGCGTTGAATAGGGACATCGTCACCATGTTCGCAACGTTCGACTCGATCGATAATGCGATCGGTGATCCAGAATTAATGTTTTCTCCTGATTATCCCGACATTGCACGAATGCGCGATATCTACTTCAATCGAATCAAGGCAAAGCTGAACTTTCAGGCATTCTACGAGTTCTTCCTGTGGTTCGACAAGTCGATCGGTACCTTCATCAAGCAGCTGATCCCGCGCAAGACGAGCTTCAAGGATGTCAATTTCATGGTTGAATCTCACATGCTCGAGCGCGCAAAGCAGGAGTACCTGACGTACAACAGTTACCTCGGTGACTCCAATCGGACAAACCTCACCTCTGTCATCCTCCTGCAGCAGATCGACGGATCTGTGACAAAGTACTGACATGGGAACGACAAGCTTCATCACGGCATCATCTGCAATCCTGGGATCGCACATCGGTTCATTCCAACCGATCTTCCAACCAATCTTCACGCATGACACGTCATTCTTTGACGAGGGGCCTAACCAGAACCTTCCCAGACAATCGTTAGCTGTAGAACAGTCTGTGATGTCTAGCAGTCTCTCTAACCTGTCAAGCTCGTATCCGTACCTGCAAGGTATCGAGATCAGTACGCAAGCGCAGTACGACGCAGGATTCGTCAAGATTTGGTCAGGTGAACCCGGACATCGGATGCCTCAGCTTACCTTCGATGAAGGTGTTGAGGTCGTGTCTAGCCCGTTCTCAGACGGCACATCAGACTCCTTCAACGTATTCAGCAAGACAGTCACTGATTTCAACGAGAACATGCATTTTCCGGTGTTGCAATTTCCTTTGCAGAACACCTCAGAGAATCCGCACCTGAACGCAAGGACCTTCCTCTACAAGACGATCGTTGTCAAGGCAAACGATGGAAGGACAGTGCAATACAGGCTCGATCAGGACCTCGAAAGTACAGTGATGAGCAGCATCATTGAACCTCTTGCGATCAGACTGACGCCCTCGTTCTACAACAGTGACGTGCCCGTCAGCGTCAATCAGGTCAGAGGGTTCGCAGGACAGGGAAACGCTGATCCTTCAGGCGCATGCGATGACGTTGTGACAGTCGATCGCTTCTGGGCAACGTCAGGCATGACGAAAAGCAAGGCGCCTGGACAAGCACCGTTCATTGACGATCAGTTGGGCTTGAACCCACAAGAGTACTTCACGAACACAGTGTTGGACGTCACAGGATCGTACTACGGGGTCTTCTTCAATGACACGCTCGCTGGCGTGTACTACCCAAGCGATGCGTTCGGATTGTATGCTCCCGTCACATCATCGTACGCATTCGCACAATTGTCTGGTAGCGCTGGCACGTTCCTCATCACTGGATCCTTTCGTTTCAATAGCACACAGTTCAACGAGGAGACGATCGATGAATTGATGTATCAGGGTGTCCTCGCGCAGAGTGAGAAAACGCTAGACATGCCAGAGAAACGCCCAGCATTCTTTAGCGTTGCAAGTGCGCCCTTTGCAGACGTACGATACGTCAGGAACGTTCCTGCACCTGCGACTGAAAGCACCAGCATGTTGAACGTGATGTCGCTGATGACAGGGTCGACAGATAACTACGTCAGCTACGATGAGGTATCTGCTACGTGCGGGTGGTACTATGATAACAATACGAGCGTCGGGACAGACTCCCTTGCGTTCGGAGGGATGACATACTGACATGCCTGCCACAACCATCTCGACAAGGACAGCGCCTCCTCGAAAGTTCGAGAACTACATCCTGACGCACCTCGTTGATTCGTCAGCAGGCATAACGAACATCACCGACTCACAGATGGTTCTGTTGAAAGGACCTGGTGATCCCAGAGAAACTTTTCGTACGATAGGCGACGCATACTGCAATAACGCAATGTCATTCACTTATCCGATTGGATTTGACTTTGCGCTTGACGGCGTCACATACAAAAGTTTCGTTGCTGACACCAACGGCTGGATGGCGCTTGTTGGCCCGGGAACACCATTCAGTCTTTCTCAGATTCTTGAGTATACGGGTCCGTCCAGCAACGGATCGACAGGATATGAGGATTGGGACAACTCTTTCATCTTGCCTGTGATGGCATCAAACACCGTGTTATTGTGTCCATGGTTTTCTGACCTCAGAAACGTGCATGGTAGTTTGTATGATGACACTAGTTCAACGTATAGCCGTCAGAAGGAGAAGCGCGTCGGCATGGGACTCGAACCCATGCCAAGTGTTGTGAATGAACTGTCGCCGGGCGTAAAATACTACAATGACAATCACTCACCAGCGGGAGGTAGACGTCTGATTGTGCGATGGCACAGTCTAAGCAGTTATAACAATGCAGCTAGCGGCATCTTGAAATTTGAGGTCGTACTGTACGAGAATGGAACGATTGAGTTTAGATACGCACCTAGAACGCCTCTAGCTGTACCCGTCAATAGCGGCGAACGTGCGACGATCGGCATTTTCATGCCTAATGGTACGCATCGTTTTCGAGATTTTTCGTCAGGGTTGGGATATGATGATCAACGCCAGCAGTACGTGTATGGTGGATACGTGTACGATGCTAGTTATAACGACGGGCAGAGTAACGCGAACTCCTGGTATGATGCTGGTCCATCGTACACACATCCCGTACCATACGCATGGAACCTAAAGCCATACAACAATTGGCCATCCGTTTCAACTGGCGGCGGCACCTTCACATTCTCTCCACCGATGAACCGTCGAAAGGTGCTTCCTCGCAACCTCATTCGCAAGAATGACGCGATGCTTAAGTTACCGACCGTCGCACGAACAGGTGACAGTCGACTTGGTACCGGTCTTGTTACGTTCGATGATCGCAGATCTCCTACGTACTCATCATCAAGCATTGTCAACTACCCATCAACGTTGCCAAGGTTCTTCGGTGGCACCGGCGTAGGAACACTTCAACGTCAAGACTTGTTCACGAATGATTTTGTCGCTCCGGGGGGCACGAACAGCAGCGCAATCGATCAATTCATGAATGATGGACCGGTGACGTTGGTTGATGCATTTAACGAAACAAATCGTTATGAACAAGATCAGGCAACGTTGTCTACGAACTTCTTCGCCACGGGGTCTAGCACCACATATCTCGCTGATGGTTTCACGCAGAACCTAAAATCAAAGACGCAGATCAAGTTCACATTGAACGTTGACACTAGCGTCACGATGCCCGACATCACGTCAAGCATCTACTACTACAACAACACGACGAAAGCGTGGGAAGTACCGCAGAACTCATCATACATCATCGGAAATCTGGCTAGCGGTCCTCCGTCGCCCAATCCTTACGCAGGAGGTGATTGGACTGATGCTGCAGTCGACGGCATGAACTGGCAGATCGCTGAGGACATGAAGGGATTTGGTCCGATTGGGAACCTCGTTGCTTCAGGTACGCTTGATCGCTACGGTGCATACGCACAGACCGATCCGCAGATCGGCGCAGTGTACGACCCCAAGGCGTTGCCGTACGCGATCGGAAAGTCATACGCAAAGAGCATTCGAAACAACAACGACTACGTTGCGAATAATGATGAAACGTTCACGCTTCCGATCACGTCACCATTCCTGATTGAAAAAGCCGTCTTTGAGATCCCATTCGCGGCCGGACCGGGATGGTTCAACGATATAACACAATGTTTCATTCCAGGCAATAGCGCGTTCTACAGAAGTGAAAATCCTGCCGCGACGTCGTTCGATTTCGCCGGTCCAGCGTTGACTGTCGCCTTATTCAGGCAAGTTCCGCTTGACGGAACTGCAACCGGACCGGGAATTCGCGACCTGATCATGACAGGCACGATCACACACACGTACGACAACACGCGCGGAATCATGCTCGCGAGCTTCGCGCCAGCAGATTCGACAACGCAGGTATGGCCTGTTGGATTCCTATCCTATGCCGGGCCCCCAGGCGCAGTTGTCACTCCCAATTCAACAGGACATTTCACCGGATCAGTCACAATTGAATCAACGGCGCTCAGTTCCGCGGGCGTGATTGTCAAGTTTATCACAAATTTCATGGCATCGCCCGAAGGCGCAGCTGCGACGGATCTCTCGAACTTCTTGACAAGCACGCCTACACTAACATTGACGACGAACGGCGTGTTGCAGACCGATGGGAATGGCACACAAAATGTCAACATCGCGTACATCTCTCCTCTTGGGCGTGGAGGTACAGGTTTTCAGCAGGCTGGTCGTTGTATCCTCGGAAATGAATACGTGACATTGCAGGGATTGAGCGATCCTGAAGGGTTGGTCGTTCCGAACCCACTGTACACGCCTGTCCTCTCCGATCAACAAAAACAGGCGTTAGACCAGGTCGCGTTCGGTGACCTCGACAACATTGCGAAAGCAAACGTTTCAGCAGCAATCCCATTGATCAGTCACTTTCCATCACCTTACCTCGTGATGCCGGGTGACAAGTTGGTCCTCAGCATCTCAAAGATGCGACCGGTGTTGTATCAACCTCATGATTCATCAGACAACCCGACATACAACACGGCTTTCTCGAGCTCGACCCAACGCCCGAACGCAGGACACGACGTCAGCCTCGTTCCAGGACAAATTAACATCACACTGTACGGTAGTCAGGTACAGGAAGGTGTCGAATTTCATGACACATTGAACCAGCCTCTTGCGTCTGATGTGGTGCATGAGATCATCGGTGCAGAACCGGTGCTTGATCAGTTCGAGATCATGTACAGGAACGAGCTCAGTGGTAGCTTCACAGACAATGCCGTCTTTGGATCGATGTCAGAAGAAGGTCGTTTCAGATTGCTCAGCTGGCTCAATGCCAACAATGTTCCTGCAGGCAGCGCGATCACGGACTGGCCTCATGTTGGAACATTTCATATTCTGAGTCCGGAACTGCTTGGGATCAGCAATTCAAAGGCCTATTGGTTGCAACAGTGGTGGGAGCGCGCTGGGGACGTTAGACTGTCGTCATTCGTAAACTCAAGCGAGAGATTCTATGATTCGATGATGCCATCAATCGACACATGTCTGATCGCTGACGGTAATGGCATCGTTCTCGGGAATAACATCGGGAATTCTCAACAACTTACGACTAAAAATGTCGGATCAGTCAACCTAGCATTGACTAACACAACAAGCCCTAGCGGCACACCCAATGCGATACCGAACTGGTCAATGGCATTTCCATTCGAACCACGGTATGCAAATGCTGCACGTCAGCTTGACATCTCAAAAGGTTACATCGCAACGCAGGTCTACAACGCAGACGGAACAGTGTCAAACATTTCACCGACAGAGGTGAACGGATTGATCGTCGGGACGTATGAACAACATGAAATCTATCTGTTAGGAACAGTTGGATCTCTTCCCGTGTCAACGACAGTGTGGTCGAAATTGGGGATGGGCGTAGGCGCTAGTTGGTTTGTTGACGTAAATCTTGCGCAGGGAATTAATTCATACGGATTGTATGTCACAGGATCAACGTCAACTGATGATACGTCACGAATACTCTACGGATACGGTGATAGAAACACTGTGTTTGCAGATCCGTACGCAGAGTCTACGTTGACAGGAGTGAAGAACTGGCCTGATCAACGCGATGTTGCGTTCCGGGATTCAATTTATGTGCACGGAGGCGCCGGTCCCGAGCCAACCAACAATCTATGGTTCTACTCTCCTGTAATTCGAGGGTGGAAGTACGGCGTCTATAGTGGAATCCCTACGTTCAGCAAGTGCTACTGGCGTCGTGGAAAGTTCGGACAATTCAGGGACATGCTCGAGCAACGTCTAGACACGAAGTACTATGAATCTCCAGAGAATGCTCCTGATGATCCTGACTTCGTGCAAGGCGTGAAGGACGCGTGCGTGAATGTCAAGTTCATCAGTCCAGACGGTCGCTTGACGAATCCGTCGAACACATGGTCGAACAATCAACACTTTGAGTGCACGTCATCGTTGCCGTTTTTCGATGGTGTCATCACGAGTCGTACGCCCATCAACGTTCAGACGCTCAACAAACGCATCATCTCGTTCAACAAGGACATATTCGGTAACGTCGCACTGTGATCACATCCTAGAGGAGGAGAACGGCTCGATGTCCGTAAGTACTGAATAGCGAGCGTTGACGCGAGATGGCACAGAAAACACCGACAGGGACTCTGACAGAAGCGCTCAGCTCGTTCTTTGTCTACGTCAATGACACGAACACGGGGAAGATCACGCGTGTTGCGATCCCGGGCGACACGCAGATCGGCATGGTCGGCAACCCTGCTGAACTGATGCTGACTGGCCGCATATCGTTCAACACGACGCAGTACTTCACTGACAACGTCAACAAGGGCGTGATCCTCACGTCCAACAACGACACGATCATAGGCATCAACCTTGACGTTGTGCCCGTCAATGGTCAGATTACCGTGACGTTGCCAGCAAATCCTCGGCAGGGGCAGGTGCACTACGTCATGGATATGACCGGGACGTCACAGACCGTCCCGATCTACGTTTACCCTGCGTTGCCCGGGCAAACGATCGACAACTCAAACGTCTCGATCCTTGAGTTCAACTACAGTTCTCTCGTACTGTGTTGGTTGAATGGACAATGGAGGACACTTGCAACCGGTGCGCATGGAGGTATCAATAACGTTGTTGGCGAAGGCGGAACAACGGCTGAGATAGTCTCAAACATCGTCACAATCTCGAGCTCGATCTACGCTAATCCGTCATCATCCTACCTGATGGCTAGTGCGAGCAACGGTGATTCACCCACCTCACGCTATGTTGCGGCTGTGGCACAGTCTGGCATCCAGATCACTGACAATGGCCCAGGAAATCAAATCGTCTGGTCGTTGGTATCTCCATTCGAGGCCGGGCAAGCATTAGACGGGCTCCTCGTCGAGCTGCCAGGCGTCCCTGGTCCAAATTACGGACTTGATGGCGTCTATACGTTCATCTGTCCTAGCGGCTCTGCAGACATCGCAACGATGGGAGGCATGTCAGGCAGCCTGTACGCTGTCACATTGCAATTCAGGGGTGCTGTGGCGCCGTGCCCATGGGATTCACCCATCAACGGAGAATGGGGCGCAGCTGCAGCTGGTACATGGGATGGTCAATTCTGGATGGTCAACGGAACGCCTCAAGGTAATGAGGTTCAGTTCATACTTGACGTCTCTGATCCTCCTGCACGATATTGCCTGAATGCCGAGCCATCCTGGATCGGGAATCAACCTGAATTTACTACTGCACTCTTTTCGATCAATTACACAAAGACAATTCCGATCCGTGGAGGGGCACACGTGACCCTCACGGCAAATGCAACATCGAACGGTGGCGGTTGGGCAGAGCCTGCCAACGATTCTCACTGCTGGCCAAGCGGTCTTGTCAGTTTTGGATCCACGCTTCCTGCTGGCGCGCCGCCGCAGCCATTCTTGGGCGAATTCGTATATGTCACGTACGTATCGTCCAGCCTCGTCAACGAGGTGTTCGTATCGAACCAGGGTCTTCAATTGCCTGGTGGAGCGTATCAGTTCATCGAGACTCTTTACGGCGGAGGTATCCTTGCGAGGAGCGGCAGCAACACAAACGTAAATCGATTCGGCAGTCAGGTCGCCGAGTTGATGATCGACAATACTGTTGTTGCGACGTTATCAGGAAGCACGTTCTCCGGACCGGTCAAGGCACCGACGATCACTGCGACGTCAACTGTCACGTCACCCATATTCATAGGGAGCCTGCAACAGGTCTCTCCAGGTGTAGCGTACATCATCGCGACCGGTACGATCACCGTCAGCACCAATAGCCTCGGTCAGATCATCATGACCGGTAGCGAGGGCGCATTCAACATCTCAGGCTCCGGTGGAACGCTGGTGACCGAGGTTGGCGGATTCTACAACGTGTCATCGAGCCTTTACGCTGATGATCATGCATCATACTTGCTAATGTCATCGTCCTTCCGGGCGTTGAATTCAAGGCTGTTAGTTGCCGGTTCTGGCATTCAGTTCATCGACGGCGGACCCGGTGGTTCACTGACGATCATTGCGTCCAGTAGTATCAGCGAAAATGCGTTTGGAATATGGACTGACACAGGTGCAGGATTATACGCAACGTCAAGCGTGTCAGTTGATCAACAGGGTCGAACGGCGTCTCAAATTGGCACTGACGTGTGGTTCTTCGTTTCTGGCACGCAGAACGTCCCAGCCGGGCAACCCAACAGGAAGGTTGCTGTATTTGGTGGCGATCTATTCGTTTCAGGCGCTTTCACGACAACGGGATCGATGCATGTGTTCGGTGCAGAACATATCTCAGGCGATCTCGCAACTTCAGGTTCTCTAACTGCGCTAGGTGGGTTGACAGGATCGCTTACACACCTCACAAATGGCCAGATTTACATGGTGGGTCTTGGCACCATCGTGATCTCCACGAACAGCTTGGGTCAGGTGATCCTATCTGGCACGGCGGGTGCGTCATCACTGTTCACGAGTCTGTCGGGTATCGGCGGTTCAACAGCGTCTAACGATGCGTTTGGCAACTATACTGTGTCAAGTTCAATAGGCGCAGACAAGTACGGCAATTACATCGTCGCAGCATTCAATGGTGAGAATCCGAATGAAAGGAAGCTCACGGCCGGAGACGGCATAGTGTTCGCTGACAATGGCCCGGGGAATAACTGGATCTTTGCACTCAACGTTGTCGGTGCCGGTTCAATCAATGTGTTCACTGCGTCCGGTGGCACTGTCGTTGTCAGCGGTTCGAACTCAAACGTCACAGCTGTGTACGGTTCTGGCGGTTCAACAGTAACGCCATCAGGTACGGCTTTCACTGTGTCTAGTTCGGTTGGTGCAAACAAGTACGCACAGTATGTCGTTGTCAACGCTGACGGTGAGAACCCAAATGAGAGGAAGATCACTGCAGGATCGGGCATCTCGATCGCGGATGCAGGTGGTAACCTCACGATCACAAATACCGGCGTGATATCTGGCACGACATACGCTGATGCATACGCTACGTACCTGCAGGTTTCGCCTGATCTGAATAACGTCGAATCACGTTACGTTGTAGGTCAAGGCGGAATATCCGTGATCGATGGTGGTCCATTCAGCTACTTTGCGATCTCAAGTTCTATCGGATCGTATGCATCTGCGTCGTACGTCGTCGTCGGAGCTGACACGAGAAATCCCAATGAACGTGTGTTGACAGCAGGCGCCGGCATCACGTTTGTTGATAGCGGTCCCGGTGGAACGATCACCGTCAATGGAACTATCGGATCGAGTTCAATCTACGCAAACGTCAGCGCGTCATTCGTCGTCATGCAACCTGACGGTGAGAATCCGAACGAGCGTGGGTTGCTAGCGACAGGAGGAAGCACGCTCATCGATACCGGTCCTGGTGGTACTGTCACCATCTCGAGCTCGATCGGCGCATACCCATCATCATCGTACATCGTGCTCGGAATTGACGGGCGTAATCCCAACGAACGACGCCTCGTGCAAGGCAATGGAATCACGTACGTTGATCACGGTCCTGGTGGTGACCTGACGCTTAGCGTGTCAAGTTCGATCTACGCAAACGTATCCTCATCATACCTCGTTCTTGCAGTTGACACGCAGAATCCGAACGAGCGACGTTTGGTGACGCACGGATCACTACAATCTTTCGACGGCGGCGCTGGATCAGCGTACATCATGCTCGTCACCGGAACACTCAATGATAACGGTACGTTACTCAGCACGACAAGTTCATTGCAGGCGCCCATCATCACTGCAACGTCAGGATTCACGGGAAGCCTCACGCAGCTCGTTGGAGGCAATCCATTCATCGTAGGAACAGGCAACACCACCGTTTCTACAGGGTCACTTGGACAGATCATCATCTCTTCCACGGGAGGCGGAGGAACTTCGCTCGCAGTCTATCAAGCTTCACACGGGTTCACGACCGGTCAGGCAGTGTACTACACGGGCTCGTCGTGGGCGCTAGCTGAAGCAAACAACGCAAACACGTTGGGTATCGGTGTCGTTCAGTACGTTGACGCGAACAACTTCATCCTGTATCAGGTCGGTGAGGTGACAGGATTGTCAGGTCTTTCGTCCGGACAGTACTATTTTGTCAGCGATGCAACGCCCGGGTTGTTGACTACGACTGCTCCTACGGCGACGACAAGCTTCTCAAATCCGTTGTTCTTTGCGATTTCGACGACTGCTGGCCTTGTGCTACCGTTCAGGCCATCTGCAATCACAAGTGGATCGTCAGGTGGTGCCGATGCATATGCATCATACATCCTTGCGTCCAGCGACCCATCGCTCACGAACTCTCGATTGCTCACTGCGGGCTCGAACATCACGATCAATGATGGAGGGCCGCTCGGCAGCCTGATCATCAGCAGTTCATTGGGAATTAATGTTGAATTGACCGGTTCATCGCTCATCAACAACCCTCATTCAATAATGAACTTCACCGGGAGCGGCGTGGCTGTGTCAGACGTCGCGGGCGTTGCAACAGTATTCGTTCCGTACTTTCAACAGGAGATTGTGTTCATTGCGGGTGATCAGACGACAGAGAGCAATTCAGCGTTCTTCGTCGCAGGGGCGAGGTCGATCGACACCACACAGTTCCCAGCCACGATGGGATCTCTCAATCGTTACATGAAGTTCATCGCAACGCTTCAGAACACAGCTGGTGCGACAAAGACGAAGGTTCAGCTATACGATGTAAGAAACCTAGCTGTGATCACAAGTAGCTCCATGGACAATTCAGGAGCTCCATCGCAGGTTCTACCGTATGATGTGATTAGTCCTGTCATACCTCTTGGAACGGCGACAGGAAGCATTCAGACGAGTTCACCAGGAATGTATGAGGTTCAGGTTGAGATGGTTGGAGGTTCGACGACTACTGATGCATCAACGTGCTCGAACGCACGGTTGATCGTGTACTACGCTTGAGGATGACGAATGGCTAACGCTGTCACCACGAACTACCCTCTTTTCTCTTCGAATGACATGTTCAGTGCCATCTGGAAGCTGACGCGCACGATGTTGTCTGCAGGTTGGAGGTACAAGGGCAGCGGTAACGGACAGAACTTGTACGGAACTGGCACGTCGGGCACAGGAGGCGCATACATCGCATCATCATTTAATTGCGCACGAAGTGGCGGCGGTGCCAGCGTTGTTGCGTTCTCGTCAAACATCATGACGATCACAGTGCCGAACAACTATACCGGTACAGGGAACATACAAGGCACGATATCTGTCACGAACGGTTCGACAACTATCAGTTTCTCTGCGAACCAAACGCTTCCTGTGGGCGGCGCATTCGTGTTCAACACGTCGTCTCAACCTTCAACATTGTACTTCAACTCAGCTGCGATCTCAAACACAAATACACTAACATTAGCAACGAACTTCACCGGCACAACGCAGTCTAGCGTTGCAGCATCATACCTGTTTGCGCTACCTGGAACAGTCACCCTATCGGGGTCAACGTCTGTCACAACGTCAAGTTCATGGGTAGGCATTGTTACGCCTGGCGAGCAGATCGTGTTCAGTCCGCAACCCGGCACAACGTACACTGTCACTGCAGTGACATCATCTACAGTCACGTTGAGCAGCTCATACACGGGGTCGACTGGTTCAGGAAAGTACGCAGTTGTCACGTCAACGTTGAACGCAGGAATGATCGGGCAGTACGTCACGTTGTCAGGCGCGGCAAATTCATCCGGAACGATCAACGGTACATGGCGAATCACAGGGATCAGCACAACTGCAAATTCATTCACTGTGTACAATGCCGCTGGGGCGTCTACAGACTCAAACAACGGATCGATTAACTGGGCATGCATCCTTGATGCTGCAGGTGATCAATGGGGCGCCGGCGGTGCAGTCAATCTTAGCAACGCTGGACGTATATCAAACTCTGGTGCAGGCGTCGGATTAGCAGCTGCGGGTACCGGTACGTCGGGATTGTCAGTTGTCACGGGCATCACAGGCGCCACACAGGCATCCGTGGGTGACTATCTGACGATCACGGGTTCAAGTGCAACCGGCGGTCCAAACAACTCAACAGGAACAAATAACGGCTCCTGGCGCATCGTTGCGGTGTCAACCGCCGGTACGTCATGCACGGTGTACGCGCCTGGGATGGTTGCAGAGACAGGTAATGCATCGCTAAATGTTGTCGAGCAATACGGCGGCGCCGGAGCTAGCATCACATCATTCTCGTCGACAACAAGTGGTCAGTCAACACTCATGACGTTGACCGGCCTCAGCGGACTGTCATCATCAGACGTCGGACGTTTCATCACGCTTATCAACCCGACCAGCGTAAGCAACATCGGCTCATTTTTGATTGTGTCAGTGCTATCATCATCGAGTTGCCTCATCTACAACCCGAACGCCACTGCAAGCGATGCTCACAACGGCAGCATTCAATGGGTCGAGTACAGCACGTTGAGCCAGACATACCCACTCTACATCCAGAGCACTACCGGAGGCAGCGCATGGATCGACCTACAAGGTCCTACGATCATGAAGATCCCTATCGGTACGAATGTACCTTCTGGCACTTTCATTCGTGGTGAGAACGTCACGCAAACGAGTTCAGGCGCGCAAGGTGAGCTTTTGGGAATCGTGCAGGACGCTACAGGTGGCGCCGGTTTCCTAGTCATCGCTCCTCGTGTTGTTGGCACAGGAAGTTACGCTAGTCCAGTCGCAACATATGGGTGGAATAACACAGCGAATGTTGACACAGTCACCGGAAGTTGGTCAGGTGCAACGGTCAACACTCCTGCTTCAAGCGTTCCAATCGCATACGTACGTGAAACTGTCATCTGGAAGAACTACAACAACTCTGGCATCATCTGGCACCAGTGTATCGATCAGAATTCATCAACCGAGAGTGCAATCACACCGAACACGGGTCGTCTATCGACAATGGCGAACACGCTTCCACAGATGACAGGAAACATGGCGCCGGGAGGATCCGGTGGTTCGAACAACCCAACGCTAAATGGATTTTCGAATAATTGGGTCGGGACGTACTGCGTCATGGGATACTGCGGTCAGGGTACGCCGTTTGGAAGCGCGCCTGTAAACAATGCGTGGGCGTATTGGCCCGGGTGCATAAACATCTCGCCTGGAACTGGCAAGGCACAATTGCTAGTTGCGAACTGCGTTGAACAACAAGGAATTTCCGCCGATGGAACATGGCTCTACCTTCAGGGCGTTCCATCGACGGGCTACCAGTGCTTGTCATATCTACGACTAGACAATCAGGAAGACGGTGATCTTGATCCGTACGTGCACCAAGCACATTATAACGGTTCATTGAACGGTGCTGCAACAAGAATCATCAGTACGAATGCAACCAGTGGGTCGGGGAGCACGACAGACAACATGAACACTGCAGCAGCGTGGAATAACTCCACAGCCTCGCATGGATTCACAGGATTCCGTCGAAGAGGTTTGCTTGGCGAAACGTTCAATAATTTCAGCGTTGCTATCCTCAGAGATTATGCATCATCAAATTATCCGATAACGACAAACACGTCAAATCCTGACACGGTGAGTCATGCAGTGACATCAACGTGGGTGCGTGAGCCATTTTGGTTGTACTTGACACCATTTCCCAACAATCTCGCGTCAGGTCGTATGCGAAAGGGCACACCCCGTTGGTTACAGTTGGTCGAGTCCTATCAGACAAACGGCACGGCAATGGCAGTCAATTCTACGTTCGACAGTGCTGAATGGGTAGTTCTATCACCGACTTCAAACGCATCATTCACTGTGGGTCTATTCGATGGTGGCACTAGCAACGGCGCCCCCATATTCTGAAAACACATGGCAAACGCTTGCGATCCAAACTTTAGCATCCTCAACACTTCTGGCTCATCGTCAGAGTACTTCTGCGCGATGTGGAAGTTGAGCCGTACGCTCATCTCGGCCGGCTGGAGGTACAAGTCATCGGGTAACGGACAAACGTCCGGTGTCAAAGACACGTCTGCGAATGAAGCCACTGACCAGTGGGCCGTCGGCGGCGCAGTGAATTTGACATCTGCAGGACGCATATCGAACTCCGGTTCAGGAATTTCGATCGCAGCCGCTAGCGCTAGCACAGGTCTCGCAGTAATTTCAGGCATCACGAGCGCGAACAGTTACTCTGTGGGAGACTATCTCACGATCACAGGTTCAACTTCGCAAGGTGGCGCAACAATCTCAGGCACGAGCGTCATAGGCACAAACAACGGATCGTATCGAATCACTGCACAGACAGGAACTACAGTCACAGTGTACGCTCCCGGCATGGTTGCAGAAACTGGAAATTCCGCGCTGGCTGTCGTTGAACAATTTGGAGGAGCTAGCGCTCAGATAACGTCATTCTCGACTGTCACGACAAGTGGAGGAAATGGTCAGTCGACCCTCATGACAGTCACGGGCCTAAGCGGCCTGTCGAGTGCCGACGTTGGTCGAGTGATCACGATCATCAACGCTTCGTCTGGTGCTAACAATGGCACGTTCCTGATCGTGACTGTGTTGTCGTCATCCAGTTGCCTCATCTACAACCCAAATGCAGTTGCAAGCGATGCGCAGAACGGCGTCGGAATTCAATGGGTCGAAGTTGATCCCAATGCTATGCTGTACCCTGCATACTTTGCCGGCAGCTCAGGGGTAGGCGCATGGATCAACCTTCAAGGCCCTACGATCTTGAAGATCCCGATCGGTACGAACCTTCCCACAGGGTCGTTCGTACGTGGTGAAAACGTCATTCAGACAGGCACCGGTGCTCAAGGTGAGATGTTGGGAATTGTCACCGACTCTTCTGGAGGCACGGGATATCTCGTCATTGCTCCAAGAACTGTTGGAACTGGTGCGTCTGCTGGTTCAATCGCGTTGTATGGTTGGAACATCTCTGGCACTGACACGATCACAGGAGGTTGGTCAGGCGCAACCGTGACGTCAACGTCCGGACCTCCAGTAGCATACGTCTCCGAGATGATCATCTGGAAAGGCAGCGCAACGACAGGACACATCTATCACCAACGTGTTGATCAGAACGCTGCGGGTGAAAGCAACACAACTTCAACGACCGGTCGTTTTTCAACGATGTCGACATTGTCGTATGCAACGTCATTGATCCCACCTGGTGGTGCAACCGGTGGATCGCCTGTCACAGGAGGTTTTGCGTCTGCATGGACGGGTACCTACGTAGTCATAGGAACGGGTGGATCAGGCGCCGGAGGTACGAGCGCTGCATTGTGGCCAGGGACGCAGACGCCAACAAATCCGGGAAAAGCGCACCTCATTGCTGCGAACTGTGTTGAACAACAGGGAGTTTCTGCGGACGGAACGTGGTTGTACCTGCAATCATGCAATAGTGCAGGCTACCAATGCCTGTCATATCTTAGGATGGACAACCAAGAAGACGGCGATCTAGATCCGTATGTTCATCAGTTACATGGCCTTTCAGCGATCAGCAGCACCGCGAGTCGTACAGCAGATGTAGGAAATACAAACGTCGGATCGCAAACTGACAACATGAACGCCGTGAACGCATGGTTCAACAACACAGGATATCATGGGTTCAAGGGATTTCGCCGGCGTGGATTGTCAAGCGAGACATTCAACTACTTCAGTGTTGCGTTATTGTACGATTACGCAAATGCTTCATGGCTCACAGAGAACTCAAACAGTGGGAATCCAGATCAGATAGGTTCGAACATTGCAACGACAAGTGTTAGAGACGTGTTCTGGTTGTGGCTGACACCTTTCACTGCGCAGCTAGCGTCCGGACGCATGCGAAAAGGAACTCCTCGTTGGATGCAGATCATACAATCAAACACGGGTGTACACACAACGTTTGATTCCAAATTGTGGGTTGCACTTTCATCGTCACCCTACACTACGTTCGTAGTTGGTCCATGGGATGGAACGACAACTCCCATGTTTTGATACTTGAGAGATAGAGAATCATGGCAAACGCAGCAACAGTCAACCTTGTCGAACAAAACAATGGTGAATTGTTCCACGCAATCTGGAAGTTGACGCGGACGATGCTCGCTGCTGGGTGGCAATACAAAGCAAGCAGCCTGGCGCTGACAAACACGACGTGGTGGTACAACTATTACGAAACGAGCTACTATTCTCAGAACGTATACGGCGGATCGATATCGAGCACCGTGAACGCCGCGCAACAGTACACAGGCGCTAGCGTCACTGCGTATTCATCGTCATTGATGACACTCACGATACCTGCGATACCGTTCTGTGGAGTACCACAGCCAAATACTTGCACGTGCACCAACGGTAGCCCAAACGTTACTGGGATACCAACCAATACTGCATGTAGCGCAGGCGATATTTTTACGTTCGTTCCTAGCACGTCAACAAGAAATCCTGGTTCAACGACGTTCTACGTCTGCTCAACGAATGAAAACGGAACTACGACGATTCCACTAACGACAAACTTCGGAGGTACGACCGGTACGTACATCTTCTCAAGGTTGTCATGTATCGGCGGCCCAAACTCTGGCGGCCCGTGCACATTCACGCTGGCGGCGTCATCATCAGTCACGACATCAGTCAACACGATTGGGTGGATCAACGTCGGCGATCAGATCATGTTCAGTTCACAGTTGAACACGTACTACACTGTCACGGCAGTGACCTCAAGCTCGATCACACTCAACACTTCATACACGGGAACTACAGGTTCAGGGAAGTACGGCTACCTGGTATCGAATGGGTTCAACGCATCGTGTGTTGGACAAAACGTGACGATCTCTGGTGCTGCGAACTCGTCCGGAACGATCAATGGAACGTACCTGATCATTGCGCAACCAACGTTCAATACCATTCAAGTGTACAATCCTTCGGGTGCGTCTACCGACTCAAACAATGGTTCGATTGCGCTGACACTCGTGAAGGATGCAGCGCTTGACCTGTGGGGCGTTGGAGGTGCAGTGAACATCCAGAACGTGTCGGGTACACACGGTTCTGGGTCTGGGACAGGCGTCACGATCGTACCAGGAGGTCCGTACAACGGTACGTACGGTTACGTTCAGAATTCAGGCATCATGGGATATGTCACCATCACAGGCGTGACAGGCTTCTCACAGACTGCATCACCCGGCAGGTACGTCACCATCACGGGTTCAACGCAATTGTATAGCGGCGGCGCAACGCTTTTTTCAAACAATGGAAGCTATCGTATCGTTTCTGCAAATTCTGCCGGAACATCCGTCGTCATATATGCGCCACAATTGATCCCAGAGACGGGAAATTCATCGTTGACTGTCGTTGAGCAGTATGGCGGCGCAGATGGGACACTTGGCGCATTCTCAACGCTGAGTCCTTCGGGAACCGGTCAGTCGACCCTCATCAATTTCACCACCTCAACGTTCACAGGATTCACAGCGTCTGATGTTGGCAAGAGGATCACAATTCTCAACGCTACGAACACGCTCACGAACAGCAACACGTTCACAATCGCTCAGTACGTCTCAAGCAACAACGTGTTACTCTATGGGCCAGGGTGCACTGCAAGCGACAGCAATACGTCATTGCAGTGGGTTGAAACTGATCCTCTTCAACAAACATACAGTTCGAACTGGTGGGGTAACGGCTGCAGCGGATCATGGATTATTCTTCAGGGACCGTCGACGATCAAGGTCCCCATCGGTAACAACACTTCGACGGGCGTGCTAATTCGTGGTGAGAATGTTGTCCAATCCTCGACGGGCGCGCAAGGTGAACTTCTAGGTTACAACTATGATCCCACGGGAGGTGGTCAGGGCTACTTGGTGATCGCGCCGAGGGTTGTTGGCACCGGGTCGAGCGGTTGGTCAGGCTGCCTGTACGGATGGAATAATTCCGGCACTGACACTGTGACGGGCGGAATTTCTGGTGCGACGGTCACAACAACGGCAGGTCCACCTGTAGTGTACGTCCGCGAGATGATGATTCAGAAATTTTCATCCTCGACGGGAAACGTCTACTACCAGTGCATCGATCAAAACCCATTGACTGAAAGCGCTACGACGCCTGTCACCGGTAGGTTCTCTACGATGGCGAATACGCTTACACAGTCGTGGGGGTGCATAAGTCACATCGTCGCCCCGGGCGGAAGTTTCTATCAGAATGCTGGTTCATTGCTAAATGCATTGCCGCGCTATGGCACCATGGTCATGATAGGCTGGACTGGAACGGGCGTTCCAACATACTATGCTGCAACGACGTACGGAACCTCCACGTATGGTTATTGGACAGGTTGCTCTAACGTTGGTAGTGAATGGGGTGCTCGTGCGCATACGCTCGTTGCGAACAACATAGAGCAACAAGGAATATCGCAAGACGGATCGTGGATCTACTTGCAGTCTGCATACTACTCGGGCAACCCATCTGCGTACCTCGGAATGGCATGCCAACGTCTAGACAATCAAGAGGACGGAGATGTCGATCCGTATGCTTGTCAGGTGATGTCGAGTTACACACCGGCCACCGCAGTAGCCACTGCATGCGGCACAACTAACATAAATAATGCTGACAATTACTCGCTACCGAACGTGATATGGTCAAGCTATTCTCAATGGCGCGGGTTTCGTCGTCGTGGCATGGGACAAGGTGACAACTTTTATGGGTTGCAAATGGCGTACCTGTACGATCCGTATCAAGGAACTTACATCATGGGAACTTCCAATGGTGGCATTCCAGATCAAGTTGCAACTGCATTCACGCCGACAAACGTACGAGAGCCGATATGGCTGTACATCGGAGGAACAGCCGGCTATCCTCGCATGCGAAAAGGAACTCCTAGGTGGATGATGCTTTCACAAGGTACATTCTCTAACCAGACGTTTGACAGCATGAAGTGGATCAGTCTCTCAAACTCTGGGAACGCACAGTTCGTTGTGGGTCCATGGGATGGCGCGACAGTTCCTACGTTCTGATCGGAGAAATTGATGACTGATTATGGAAAGTCACAATGCCGTCAGACGGAGAACATAGGCAATTCGCCGTGTGGTCAGACAGGTTATCCCTTTGGTTCACGAGGAAATGCGTACCACGAGTATGGCACAGTGAAGGATGTACCGGTCCGCGCATCAAAAGACGGAAATCTATCCAGTTCGAGCGTGACGCCAGCTGGTTCAGGCTCAACGCAATCAGCCGGTGGACATCACTATTTCCGCCTTTCGACGTTGAAAGATGCTTTAAATCGTTATGGAAAATCGAACGGACTGTTCGGTGGAAAGTCAGGAACTTCAGGTGCAACGCAGGCAAACACTGGACCACTACCATTCCCACCATCGTCAGGGGGCACTGTCACGTATTACTCAATGCGCAGGACTGACACTGCAGCAGCAAACGGTTACAGTCATTGGGTGAACACGACTGGTGACGCAACTGGGGCGCCGTCGTCTGTTGGATCGGTTGGCCCTCCTGTCATCATCACAACGTTCTGACAGTGGATACGTATGAAACACGCTAACGTGAAGGAAGAACAGTGAGCTACAATGCCGTCATACAGGTGATTGGATCGCAAGGACCACAAGGCCCTGCTGGACCCAAGTCTCCCCTCGTTGACGGTGGAAATCAGGCATATGCCACGTCATCAGTCGCGTTTGATTCCCAGGGACAGTACGCCTCAGCGTTTGGAACTGACATCTTTCACTACGTCTCAGGTACACAAGGCCTAGGGCCAAATGCATCAGGAAGGCAGGTATTTGCGCTCGGCGGCGACATGTACTCCTCAGGCTCGGGCATCTTCGCCCAGGGCTTGACCGGCAGCATCACTCAACTTTCCAATGGAAATCCATTTCTTGTGGGAATGGGTAACATCACCGTCCTTACGAATTCATTGGGTCAGATCGTTGTCAGCGGCTCGGGCGGCACGCCCACTGTCACAAACGTCACAGGCTCCGGAGGGACGAGCGTTTCAAACATCGGATCGATCTTCACGGTTTCTTCTTCAGTCGGCGTGCTGAGCGTCATCCCGCAAGGGGGACTCGCTGCGTCGATTGCCGGATCAACGCTCACCGTCTCTGGTTCTGCGGGTGTGTTGAGCGTTGTACCGCATGGTGGAACTTCCGCGTCAATCACTGGAACTGCGTTGACTGTCTCGAGCTCTATTGTGTCGGTCAGTGGACAAGGAGGTACGTCAGTCACTAACGGTGGTGGAACAACGTTCACTGTGTCATCTTCTGCGGGAGTCTTGAGCGTAGTTCCACAAGGCGGAATTGCTGCGTCAATCACTGGCACGGCCTTGACTGTCTCTGGATCTGCAGGCGTATTGAGTGTGGTTTCGCAAGGTGGAACATCCGCATCAATCACGGGAACTGCGCTCACGGTATCTTCGTCAGTGGGTGTGCTCAGCGTAATCCCACAAGGAGGACTAGTTGCGTCGATCGCAGGGTCAGCACTGACGGTCTCGGGCACAGTGGGAGTGCTAGGCGTTGTCTCTCAAGGCGGAACACACGCATCGATCGCCGGCTCAATGCTCACAGTCTCTAGCTCAGTCGGTGCGAATGCATATTCATCGTACGTCGTGACCAATCCAGACGGTGAAAATCCAAATGAAAGATCGCTTGTTGGCAGAGGGTCTGTTCAAACGATCGACAATGGATCTGGCAATGCGTTCGTACTGCTTGTCACGGGAACGTTGCAGGATACGGGAGCAGGTCAACTCTTCACAACAAGTTCGATCAGGTCAACGACAGGTCTTACAGGAAGCCTGACGCAGGTCTCTGCAGGAAATCCATTCCTGCTTCCAGGCACGAACGTCACGCTCTCCGCAAATCCTGCAGGGCAATGGACTATCTCTGCAGCTACTGGCAGCGGAGGTGGGGGTGGAGGAGGTTCCGGTGTTGACCCGTACGCTAGCTACGTCGTATTTTCGACAACAGGTTCACTAGCGAATGAAAGAACGTTGGCAGCAGGAGCAGGAATTTCGCTCACCGACGGAGGTCCTGGTGGGTTGTTGACGATCGGGAATACGGGTGGTGGTTCGTCAGGCTCGTGGACAACTTACGTTAATCTGACCGGCTACTATCAGTATGTACCGTACGATGGGCCAACAGACGTAATTCCCAGTACTGTGATCGTATCAGGCAGCGACAATAGTTTCTCTGGCGTTCAGTATTACATGCCAACAGGGACACCTTTCATCACAGTGATGTCGTCAACGTTGCCGTCTTCTGACGTAGCAGTGTTCATGACCGGAAGTTATCCTGGCGATGGTACGACCTTCAACACTCTTAATCCCACGCTCGTGTACTCAGACGGAACGAACATGTTTTCCTCGTTTGAGTGTCCGAACGGCGAGTATGACCTATCGGTGATCAAAACCGTGGGTGGTGTCTATCCGCATGGTGGGCCGATGGCGAGGTACGTTTCATCTCTTGGCGGGATGAATCGTTATGCATACACAACAATGCCGTACATCCCAATGTACGGATGCATGCTTAATCCTCAGGACAACGCTGCTAGCTATATTTCTTACCCAAACACCGGTGCTGGGAACACAGATGTTTTTCCGTACTATCCCACTGACACGCTCGTCTGGCAACATAGTCCTTTGTCAACTTCACCCTACTTTCTTGTGGGTTGGATGGGCCAGACACAGACGGGAGGGTCACAGACGATCGTCCCGGAGGTCTTCTATCCTGACCCGTATTCACCTGGAAATGCGTGGATTTCACAGCAACAGAGCGAACTAATCATTAGGATCGGAGAAGCAATCGTTGGTCCCAACGCTCTATTGACTGACTCAGTCACTCTTCCGGACACTGGGAACGGTACTACGACAACTCTAACCGTAGACATGACAGCTAAGATTAGCTACAGCGATGGAACTGCATCGGATGTGCTCGGTGATTCGTGCTATGGTAAATTCTCAGCTACTTTCACAAGCATCGGTGGCGCTGTAACACAGTTGGGAACCACTACAACACTTGTGCCAATTGCAAACGCAGCTAGCACTTCAATGGCAGACCTGGTCTTCACCTTGAGTGCGGCCGGCACGGTCGTGTACTTACAAACAACGTCAGGTACGTTGATTGGCACTTCGTCGGTCATCGCGCTTCAATTCAAAGTCACCGCAGAGGTAAACTGAAATGGCCGGAAGATTCACGCTCTCAACACCTTACGTATCAACCGCATGGAACATCACCGTGTCAACTTGGGACTACTCTCTCAACATGTACAACGGAAAAATCCGACACGTTGACATTCACTGGTACTCTAGCGCCGGGGCCGTCGTTGGACCTCAGGTCGTCCCAGGAGGTCCCGTGTCGAGCGTTGCTGTTCCCAAAGGTACTGCTCAGGGCGTCATTGCAGGAAAGATGTCAACTGTTGATACGCACATCGCAACGCTCATGGCAACTGCGGCGCTCGCGGGTGAAACGCCGATTCAAACCCTTGATAGGGCAGTCAAGACATACGCAATTGCACTGTACCCGGCCTTGACGTTCTAACGTTCAACGGGAACGATCTGAAGCATGAGAGCTCGCCTCATGAGCTCCTCCTCCCACGCGATACGTTCATCCTCCGTGGGCCCAACCTTCTCAGGCGTTGCAGGTACCATGATGACATCATTCTCGTCACCCATAAGATCAATCATGATGAACATCTGACACCTCTCGTATTAAGTATCCCGGACACCTGCAACTGTCACCCGACCGGCCTTGTCGGCCAAACCTACGGCCCACGAGCGGCCCACGAAATAACTCGTGGGCCGCCATTATTGGCTACAAGGTCAGCCGCTCGATAATTGTGTCGAGTGACCCGGGTGACAGCTTGTTCTTCTCACAGTTGGATTTGAACCACTCTCGTGCGCTCTTGGCCTTGTTCTCCCACATGTTGAAGTACGGCGCCCCCCAATCACCCGAGAGGTTGACCAACGACGCGTAGTGCTTGCGTGAGCCGTCAGCCTCCTTGCGAAATTCCGCGACACGAGCGTCGATTTCCTTGCAGTACTTGCCGAACTCGTACTGCATGCGAAGCAACCGGTCGCCGACCTCCTTGGGAACGAGGGGCACGATGTCGTCGACCTTCTCTAGGATCACGCACTCTAGAGCGTTACGCACCGAGGACGTCACAGTGTCCTTCGAACGGTGTGCGAGCACGTACGTCTTGTTCTTGACCTTCATGCGTCGGAAGTGCGAATCACATGCGACAGCACCCTCGAGCTCTGAAGGTGACGCATTGTCGACGAACGCTGAGAGCGTGACTACGTCCCTGATGGGCCACGTCTTGGGACGGCGTACCCACTGAAGCCTGACCTTCTCGATGGGCTCTTCTTTGCCCGTCGCGGTATGACGCACAGCGAGAAGGTACACACGAGGCTGAGGATAGACCACGACGACCTGGTTGTACGGGGAAACGAGCTCGAAGACGTACGTCAGTTCCTTGTTGAGATGGATGACATTGTCAATCCCATGGACGGGCCATACAACCTTCTCCATCTCGAGTTCCTCACGAGTCTCGACGAGTGCGCGGAGGAACAGCTCTGCGAACGTCATGTTGCCAATCTCAAGATGATCCTTGACGATGGGCAGGTCCGCTTCTGGCACGGATCGCGTGCCGGCGTACCACCTGTCGTGCAGCGGGTCCCAGTACAAGATGATGCACGTGCCGTCGACCTTCTCATAGACGCGAAGTTCCTTGTCGGTCCAGTTGACGTCCGCAGCGTGCGTATCGCCGTAGTTGTAGAAGCGATTCATCGGCCATGCGAGGACCTCAACGTCTCCAACCGTGTGATCCTTCCACGAGTCATCGTTGCCCCGCACAGAGAAAGGTCTGGGCCGGATGACGAGCCCGCGGCACTGTTCTGAGATCGGATCTCCCGGTTTCGCATCGATCATGTCATAATTTAATGTGAATTTATCGAACATGACGTTCGGACGGGCGTTGACACCGTGCTCCTTCTCGAGTTCACGAAAGGTGTGATGACGCAGGTATTCCTTGACAAGCAGTTCCATGATCCTATCATAACACACCATGGCCTCTTGATACACTTGTTCTTGACCGGTTAGAATTCTAGCATGGGATCATCGACGAGGCTCCTGAGGGAGTTAATCAGCGAGATCGTCCTCGAAGAACCGGGTATTCGTAGATTGCGCGTGTTCGACTTTGACGATACGCTCGTTAGGACGGACGCAATGGTGCATGTCACTGACGCAAACGGCATCACGCATCATCTCACGTCACACGAGTATGCATTTTACGAGAGGAAGGAGGGTGATACGCTCGACTATTGCGACTTCGAGCGGTTGATCAACCCTCGTCCGATCAGGTGGACGAACAAGGTGCTTCGCACAGTGCATGAGAAGTACGGACCGAGCGGCGTAGCAGTCATGTCAGCGCGTGGCAACGGTGAGCCTATCAGGCAATTCCTCTCTAACATCGGCTACAATGAGATTGAGATCATTGCAATCGGCAACTCGGATCCGCAGCTGAAGGCAAAGTGGATCGACGAGAGGATAGTGCGCGATGGCCTGGACCTCGTGGAGTTCTTTGATGACTCTCACCGGTACAACGTAGCAGTCAACTGCCTGAGGCACAAGCACCCGAACGTGAGAATCATCACGCACGAGGTGACGAACACGTACTGGCGCTAGGGCTCGTCGGGTTCCTCATCGTCCATGTCATCCTTCACCGTTTCGAAATCAATTTTCGATTCTTCCTCGGTGATCGGCACAATCTCAATGTCAGCGTCAGAGAAGCTCTTCAACGGAAGGAGACCTGAGTTGACCCAGCCACCGTGTACAGTGACAACGAGTCCGGCTGCGTTCCTTGATGGCATTGCCTTGCCAATCCTCACGACGTCAAGCCTGTGAAAACGATCCTTGTCCTCGAACGCATACTCGAACCCCAACAGTTCGACCTCCATGAAACCTCCGGGCTCGAGCAAAAGCTCCTCAAGGTCAGGCATGACCACTTGCTCATCTGCCTCGAGCGACTTCAACCAGACGTACAGCGATTCAGAGTTCGAGAACATGTAGATCTTCTTACCTGAAGATCCGGGCTTGAGTGTGACACGTACTTTTTTCATTGGCTCCTGTCACGATAGTACGGAGCACGTGCAGATTTGTTCGTCTGCTCACTCGGAGTTGAACTCATTTGGTGGACCGCCAGGGAGTCGAACCCTGCAGTTATGCCGTATCAGAGCGTCGCGGAGGTATAAAACCCGCCCGGGCAACCGACCCGCGGTCCAAGAATGGGAACCGCAGTCCTCATATGAGTGCGTTGAACAGGTCCTTGTTGTCACCACAGTAGGCACCGAGCTTGTCGAGCCAGGCTTTCGACTTCTGTTTGAACATGATGGGCATCTTCGTCTTCTTGTCGTTCGACGCCTTGCAGACAACACCCTCGAACGTCATGCCGATGATCGTACCGGTACGCACGTTCTCAATGAACTGCGGCGTGACCTGCCCTGTGTATAGAGCCCGAGCATGATCGATTCCCGCTCTTTCGACAAGGTTCAAGTACGCACCGGGCATCATGATTCCCTGATTGAAAGGCGCGATATCGAAGAGCGTGACGGTGATGTCATCAGTCGGGTCATGCATCCCTGCAAATGACCTAGGTCCCCACATCTCGAAGAAGCACATGGCACGGTCATATCTTGCATCTTTGAGTGCCTTTGCTAAGGAATCGCCGTACTTGTTCAGTACGAGCTCAGGAGCGCGCCCGAACATAGGATCCGTGGCATCTACGAGGCGATGACGTGTGCCAAACTTGTGCCAACCCTTCTTGCTCGTCCACTCGGCTCGGATGTTGCTTCCGTCGAGCTTGTCGAACGCGATGATGGGCATGTGACACTCTGACGCATATGCGATCGACGGATACGTTTTCACAAGGCTCTCCGGATCTCTTCGTTCGTCAAATTCATTGTCTAGACGTGTGTCACGTCGCCTGTAATGCTCTTTCAACTTGCGTTCCTTCATTCAAACTACTTCCTGAAGATGAAACTCCTCTCTTCAGGATAGCACTGTACCACATTACGTTGCAGGTGTTCATTGAGCGACCGACGGGGTTCGGACCCGTGACCTCCTGGATGGGAACCAGACGCGTTGCCACTACGCTACGGTCGCAAAAACGATCTTCACCTTCTGCCTAGTTTGGATTTTGAGTGGGCCGATGGTCATCCCACAAAGGGTTACTGATCGTTGGGAAAGACAAGATAATCAGAAGCATAATTCGTTGTGTTGAAATACTTTGTAGACTTCTCAAATCTAACACTCATTCCTCGAGTGTACTCTGTCAGTTTCTTCAACGTAACGTACAAAACCACGTTTCGATCGGTTACGTAAAGAGCCATCACATCAAACTCATCACCAATGTATGGTCGAGTGTGATCGTGTTGCTTACACGCTTCGAAAACAACAAGCTCATTCTTAGACGTTGAAGTCTTGACTTGAATTCTCGTGAATTTCGAGTTTTTGTATGCAACGAGATCAATCTCGGATGAACCGGTGACCTCTTTAAAAACATCATATTCAAGACCGAGGAGCTGTTGTGTCACAGCTAGTTCACCAATCGTTCCTTTACGTGAAGTAGGTGAGGCACTCATCTGGAGCGGGTGGTGGGATTCGAACCCACGATGCTTTCGCGCCTGCTTGGAAGGCAGGTGATCTACCACTGACCGACACCCGCGTGTCTTTTCATAATTACTCTACTACGCTGCGATGTCTCCGTTCAACCCTATCGAGATTCGCAGGTACCTCGTCAATATGTCAGTCTGGTCCTCGAGCACCGCTCGTTGGTGTGAGAATGCGAAGTGTGACACCAGTGCATTGCCGACGAGGTACAAGGGCCGTTTTAGTGCTCTCGGAATGCCCTTGGTCAAATCACTTTCATCCCTAGGACCGACTCTACCTCCAAACAGGGCAAAATTCTCTCCTGCCCATGCCATGACGCCGATGCGCTGGTGTTGAATCGGAAGTTCCGCGTTGACGAAGTACAGAGATTTTACGTTCCCGGCGTTGAGAATGTCGAGGAATTGTCTGTGAATGTATGCTGCGAACTCACCGTTTGTGCATGCGTACGGGCACCTCGGGTCACCTGTGCAGTGTCCTAGCACATCACCGATGACGCCTTCATCCTGAAGGATCTTGGTGATATGCGGGATGTTGAAGACGTTCGTGACGCATGCGAAGTTCGTGGGCGCTCGTTCGATGACAACCGGCATGAGGTTCTCGAAGAACTCGTCGTGTACGTAGCAGATGTCATCGTCCATCTTCACGTAGATCGTGTTCGGAGCGACGCACGCTGCGTAGAAAAGGTGGATCGAACTGCTGTACTGGAAGTGCTTTCGCCTGGCGTCGTAGAGTTCCTTCTTGAGGGGGCCCGGCGAGAAGATGCGCTTGACCTTCGGGAACGTCGCCTCGAGTCGTTCGAAGTACGCTAGGTCAGCGGGTTCGTCCGTGTTCACCCAGAGTTGAATCTCATCGATGATGCTAGCGAAGCGATCAGCAAGCAAGTACGGGAGAAGGATACGCATGTAGCGGTATCGTCCCGATGGGATACAGATGACGACTCTTTTGTCCTGAAACATGTCTAGACCTTGAACAATCCTATCTCATCGAGAGATGACCGCGTTCAGGCACCATGAACGTGATGACGTCGCCGCACGCCGGACATTCATGTTCATAGACACCTGGTGTGAACACCATCATGCTTGGAGGATTGTGTTCTGGGTGTTTGCAAACAGGGCGGCGTTTGTAAGCGCTGGCAGCGTTGTCATCAATTCTTCGAGTAGGCATGTATTCTCCGAGGAAGGTGAGGGATTCGAACCCCCGGGACCCGTTAGGGTCCTTCCGCTTTCAAGGCGGACGCAATAGGCCTCTCTACCAACCTTCCAAATGTCAGTTTCTTACTGCGGTACGTCGGTGTTTGTGAGTGACAATTGGGACACAATAGTTTCAAGTTGTTCAAGATGTGATTCGTTGAACATCCATCAATGTGATCAAGCTCAAGTGAGATTGGTTCTCCATTCCATGTGTCAATTTGACACTTTTCGCATTTGTATTCTTTCAGACCTTCTTTGACTAGTCTCTTTGAGAGATGCGCTGTTGGGTATCCTGGGTATTTTCCTTCAAGAATCTCATTGAGAGGTGTTATTGCGCTTGATCGATTACGAATTTGTCGATAAAGACCGCAATCTCTCGCAATTCGTTCGAACGTTCGTTGACACACGCCACTTTTCGCAGCAGCTTCACGAAGATTTCTACTTGTTTCAAACAGATGAGAAATTTCCTCTCGAGTAAGCGCTGCATTATTTCCCACGTTCAATCATATACTATGATGCATGAGATTGCACCTCAGGGAATTCTGTCGGTTGACCACTGGACAGTGATCGCAACGTTGCCGACAGCATCGGTGTGAGGACGTATCCCAACATGATCGTGATGACAGTGCAATTTTTCTCCTTTGCACGCATCGGGAGGCGTCCTGTAGACGCTCCCTGTGTCCCACCACATGTTTGCTGTCGCGCAAGATGTGCAAAGCATCATCATGACGATCAGGAACCATCTCTTCATCCTGATACATATTCACCTCTTTTCCTCCTTGAGGGCATACAGTTCAGGGTGTTTGAGCGTGATGTGATTGACGTAGCAATTCACACAGATGATCGCCGGACACAGTTGGCAGACCCACGCTTCGCCACCGAAAGGATTGTCTCGGGAGGGTCGTTCATGCTGCTCAACCTGGCTTGAGCATGATGGACATTTCATGTACATTGCGGAATCGGCAGGACTCGAACCTGCAAGACCTTGCGGCTCACGGGTTTAGCAAACCCGCTGTTTAACCATTCACACACGATTCCATGTCCCGTACGTGGGACCGACGTTCACCAGCAGCTGAACCCGTTTCCAGGGATACCATTGCAGTAGCAGATCACGCCTGTCGGCCCGGGCGGGATGACGCACCGACGCATTCCATTCGTGTCGCAGCAGTATGTCACGGGCTGAGCCTCAACTGGTGAAGATTGAACGCCGATGATTGCGAGTGACATGATGACGAGCAAGGTAGTGATGATCTTTTTCATGATCAGACATATTACTACGTCAGATGTCACTTGTTCAATCAGCCTTTAGACTACCCACGACCCTGTTGATCTCCTGGATAGAGCACGGTCCGAACGCTGCACAGGTCGGCTCGTCCTCTTCATCGAGAAAAGGGTGCACCTCAACGTCAGCGAGCTGGGCGCGGAAGATTAGGTCCTCCAATGCTCCGAGCGATTCAACGCTCATGATGACGGGAGCGAAGGAACCTGACAACCACGTTGCCTCCGCGGGGGTCAACCTGATGTGGACCTCGTCCCCTCGTTCTGCCTCGTTATTGTCAACAAGGAACATCATTGACGCATGCGCAATCTGAGCGGCCTGCTCGTTCTTGTGCATGTTCAGATCACGTCTTACCACGATGACTTGCTTCACGTCGTCCATGGTTTCCTCCGCTTTTCAAAGATCGTACTACGACACCGGCATCCGAGGATGTTGATGTTGTGATCCCAGTCGGGTTCGAACCGACGTCCTCCACCGTGTCAGGGTGGCGCGCTACCGCTGTGCCATGGGATCGTAAAGGAGCATGCGAGTGCATGGTGCCTGCTCCTCTAAGTAGGAAGTTCGTCCGTCAGTGCGTCACTTTCCCGGACGTTTCTGCTGAGAACGCTCTCGGCGCTCCTTCGCGCGCATTCGCTTCTCGGGCTCAGCAGACGCGACGGGCGCGGTCGGTGCTCCTACAGCCTCGACCACCTTCTTCGCGTCCTCAATCTTCGCAAGGATGCGAGCTCGCTGCTTCGCAGCACCGACGCCCTTTCCCAATCGAGAATCGAGCGCATCCAGCTGTGCCTGAGGCGACAAGCCCGTCCAGTGCTTCAGACGCTCGGTGCCCTCTTCCTGCTGGATCTTCCTGTGGTCGGGTCGGGGTCCACCACCTGTGAACCTGCGATCAGTGTTCGTCCTCTTTGCTTGTCCCATCGTCTTCACCTGGTCCTTTCGTTCCATCAGACACACGGTGACCATCACCGTGCAGCACCCTCGGCAGGATTCGAACCTGCGTTACTACAGCTTAGAAGGCTGCGGCCTAATCCGTTCGAGCCACGAGGGCATTGTCTTCACGGCAGGATTCGAACCCGCGACCTCTCGCTTCGGAGGCGAGTGTTCTGTTCCGCTGAACTACATGAAGATTGTCTCCTCGGAGGGATTCGAACCCCCGACACCCGGTTTAGGAAACCGGAGTTCTATCCTGGCTGAACTACGAGGAGATGAGAAAGCACTTTCACCTGCCGCCGATCCCTACGTGAGACAGCTCACGATCCGTGAACGGGACAAATTATGCTGCGGTTACTCATGCTATGTGCCAACGGAGGGAGTTGCACCCTCACGCTCTTTCGAACGGCGGATTCTGAGTCCGCTGTGACTGCTGTTCCACCACGTTGGCATTACGTGACCTTCTTGACCCTGCTGACCCACCACCTTCGAGCGAACCTTGAGACGAGATACGCTTCCGCGAGCCGCTTCGATCGCCACACCCTCTGTGCAAGAGCGCTGGGTGAGTACGATGACGTGACAGTGTATCCTTTCCTGAGACCGTATGCGATCGCTTCAGAATACAAGGCGAGTCCCAATCCTTTTCCTCTGTGCCCCTGATCGAGGTTTGAGTGCGTCTCGTACACCCTGACGGGATGACCCGCACAGTTTGCTGATGCTTCGACTACATTGACACTTCCGATCTCCTTGCCGTTGAACTTTAGCTTCACGGTGTAGTCAGTGAAGTTTTCCTTAGGAGTGACGCTGATTGCGTATCCGGCCGGCAGCTGCATGAGACCAACATACCACGTCGGTCTACGGATTTGCACTCTCTTCTTCGCTCCGACATTCCTCCCTAATTTCCATTAGAAGTCGCCCGAGCCAGTTCTGACCTACACCTTTGTAAACGCCCCAGAACTTGTCACCCCACGTGTTACCCTCGACCAACGGGATATCTTCTGTCGCAAGTAACATTGACCTAAGAAGGGGGTTCTTGAATTTTTCCTGCAGCAGATTCCGCATCACTGTCACCTTCTGTAGGTCCCAGTCAGTGGGTAGCTTGACAGAGTAACCGAGCTTTTTTGCAATGCCCGGTGACGCTGCTTCGCGGATCATCTTCTTCGTCACCGGGTCGGATGACTTCGCCGCCTGGTACGCATGCTCCACTGTTGGGTAACGATCACCGTCGACCCAAATTGATGCTGCGTAGAAATTGCTCAAGAACCCAAACTCACCTCTGAAGTGATCGATTTCTACGGGTTTCTCTGACGGAAGCTGCGGTTGGCGTGTTTCGTCGCTCATCTGCTTCTTGTGACCTCTTCGCAAACGCTGACGTCATCTTCTTCATCGAGTTCCGTCGCCATGAGCGCCTGGATCCTCGAACCGTCGCCCCAATGGATCTTGGCAACGTTGTCAGTCGCGTTGTGACAGTGACCGTGTGTGTAAGCAGTCAGAAGGTTGCTGTTCTTCATGCCTGCCTTCTGGCAGGCGGCAATGCTTTCGTCGAGATGGTGCAATGCGACGGCGGCTTGCTTCGAGACGTCAGGTGAACACAAAGCTGCTTTTTCTTGATCGTTGAACGGGTGGACCTGGAATGCGCCGAGTGCCTCGCCATGATCGCCTCTGACCTTGCATGAAACTACATCATCACGCCACCCACCGGTTTCCCATCGAGCGATCTTGATCAAGGTCTCGACCTTCTGAGGATCTGTCGTCGTTTGCACGATCGCATCGACGACATTTGTCATCGTGTGAAAATCGTAAGGACCCCAGTTAGAATTCCACGTGCTGTCTGTCAGGTTCATTGCGAAGATGAGGGCTGCCGTGGCTAGATTCATTCTTGTGTAGACTCCATGATGCCGGCGAGATAGGTGCCGACACCCCGTCATTATACTTCACCTGTAAAAAATGTTTCACTGCCATGTGTTCATGATGAATAATTGTCTCCTCGGTGGGATTCGAACCCACGACCTCCGGCTTCGCAGACCGGTGCTCTAATCCGCTGAGCTACGGGGAGATGATGTTATGAGCCTCCACGGGATATTCGCCTTGACGACGCGGTCTAGCATGTCTGCTGTTCCGCGACTGTCCTGGACGTTATTGTGAAATGCTACGCAAACATCGATGGGCTCTTCTGCCTTGTGTTCTTTGTCAAGCATCTGCTGGTTTCTGATGGGACCCGCAGCGTTCTTGAACTGAATCCAATCAGCAGGATACGCTCTGACCTCAAAGTCCAACGCTTCTGCAACTGCAGCACAGATGATGTCCGCACCCTTGCATGCACCGTGAACTAGGATTGTGCCGGGCCTGTAGCCCTTCAGAACCTCAACGACTGAGGTGATGTCTGACCACTCCCTGTCACCGGTGACGAGAATTTTCTTGATGATCGTCTCGGAAGGTATGGTTCGACGCTCCTCATCGTCACGACGCTCGTGATAACGACGTTCGACTTTCTCACGACGAATTTTGCCTGTTCTTTGTTTCATGGTCTCCCTGGAGGGATTCGAACCCCCGACCTTCACGTTCGTAGCGTGCTGCTCTGTCCGGGCTGAGCTACAAGGAGATGATTTTCAACGAATGTCGAGTTCAGAAAGTTTGACACAACTAACGTCGCCGTCGGAGTGGTACCACCCGTCTTCTGACCATTCAACGATGACGTATTCTGGGCCTTTCTTCGAAAGGGCGATGATCGTGCAACCACCGACCTGTTTAGGTCCACAGCACAAATCACGTAGGAATGCATGTTGACCGATGAGCGTCTTTTTCTTGCCTAACATGTGACGATCGTACATCATCAGACAGATGAATTACACTCTTGCGTCCTGGTGATGGGATTCGGACCCACTACCATTTACGTGACACGTGTTGTATATTCGTATACATGAACACTTGCCTAGAATGTCACACAGATACGTATAACGCTATGTTTTGTTCACGAAAATGTGCGGTTACGTTCAATAATCGTGGTGTTCAACACAACAAGGTCAAACCAAGAAATTGCGCAAAGTGCGGTGACGTTTATTTCAACGTTTGCGGTCGACGTTCTCGCCTCTGCGTGAAATGCAGAGAAGAATTTGATAACAGAAGCGATGAGATTGACAATCGAACGTTGCGTTTCTATTGGGATAAGACAGGGCAAATAAGCTCTCCTGCAACGTTTCACGAGGTACGACATCACGCCAACAGGCGAAACAAACACCGTCTTCAAGCATGTCAACGATGTGGTTATTCAAAACACATCGAGTATGCACACATCAAACCCATAATCAGCTTTGATCTTGATACACCGATCAAGATCGTCAACGCTGAATCGAACATTCTGCTCTTGTGTCCAAATTGTCATTGGGAATTTGATAATGGACATCTAAAACTTGTGCCGGGAATGGGACTCGAACCCACGCATGTCACTGCTTATGAAACAGCCGCTCTGCCTCTGAGCTAACCCGGCATGATGGGACGTAACCACCACGCCCCCACCACATTCTCGCTTTCACCTTCAACGTTGGTGTACGTTTTCCGCATATTCAATTTGCGAATCAGACGGTTACTCGCTCGTACACCCAGAGGGACTCGAACCCCCACGCCCTTTCGGGCACTGCAGCCTAAGTGCAGCACGTCTACCATTCCGCCATGAGTGCATGCAGGGGATTCTATGAACCCCTGTCAATGACGCGATCATCCGTTGTCATTAACTAGCGACGATCATTGTCGATGATGACGATCGTCGTTATTGTGCCCCCGGAAGGAATTGCACCTTCGACATCCGGTTTCGAAGACCGGCGTTCTTTCTGCTGAACTACGGGGGCGTGGGTGGTACGTAAGCGGGATTTTGTCTAGGATGATCATTCCTCTGTGATGTGTGTCACCACACATCTATAGCAACAACCCGCATGCTCGGGCGAACAGCCCTCAAACGCACACTGTTTGTCTTGCTCCGGGAGGGACCCCTTACCGTCTGCATTGCTGCATTCGTGGTGGGCTCTTACTCCACCGTTTCACCATCACCTGATCCTCTTTTGTGAGGCCATCGGCTGTCTTTTCTCTGTTGAGTCTTCCGTCACCTTGCGATGCCCAGTCGTTAGCTGGTTCCCTGTTCTATGGAGTCCCGACTTTCCTCTGCGCGTATAGTACGCAGCGATCATCTTTCTCCACCCCTGTGCCATCGGAGGGAATTGCACCCTCACACCCTCGCGGGCGCCGGAGTTTGAAACCGGTGTGTCTGCTGTTTCACCACGATGGCATTACTTTTTCGTTTAGATTCTGAAATTTGTTTTCGAGTTTCAATTGTATGTTTTCTTCCTCGAAATCTGTGTGTTCCGGTGATAGAGTGACAATTAGGACACAAATATTCGAGGCTTGCCCGATCCCACCCATGCGTTGATTTTCACTTTTTCCCATTGTTCTGGTGGACTACCGTTCTTGCCTAGCTGCAGGATGTTCATTGTCCTGTGCCAACCTTCGTACAATTCGTACCCGTCCACCCTCTTGATCACGATGATCGGTTCGTTCTTTCCTGTTGAGACCGCGAGTTCCTTGTGCCTTGCCATTCGTTCTTCGTCATTGTGAACTTCGTATGGATTTATCGCACCAAATTGTCTCTCGAGGATGCGCCTGCGTGTGTCTGGAGCGAAGTCACTCAAGTTGACTATGATGACCTGTTGATGCCAATTGAGGCGATCGAATGCCTTGTACAGGGGATGTTCACCCATCCCAGTCCTATAGAAATCGTGTAGTACGTATTCAGGGATGTTTGGGTACTTCCTGCGAAGTTCCTTGTAGAGACCTTTCCATCTCATCTCAATGATCAGGCTGATCGCCTCACGAAGCAACGTCAACGACATGTCAGTAACTATTCTGTGTCATCGAGGGGACTCGAACCCCTACGGCCTTTCGGCCACAAGCACCTCAAGCTTGCGCGGCTACCAATTACGCCACGATGACATTGGAGGAGGGAATCTGGTCGCCTCCCTCCGAGGGCGTTTTATGCTGATCGTCAGCAATTTCTTGCCTCCCAGGCCAGGTGCTATCGAGGGGAGTTGCACCCCTACGCCCTTTTGGGCACAACGTTCTCACCGTTGCGTGACTGCTGTTCCACCACGATAGCGTGTGATGTCTGTGACCCCAACGGGATTCGAACCCGTGTTCCCTGCTTGAAAGGCAGGTCGCCTAGGCCTCTAGCATTGATGGGGCCATTTTCCACCTGCTACTGCTCAGCTTTTTTCGGCCTGCCGTAGCTTTCCGGGTGATGGAAACCGTTGATTTGGTGACAATGCGAAGTTCGTTTTCCGTTCAAATTCGGTGTCCTTTCGCATTGTCGGGGTGACTGACGGGATTCGAACCCGCGAATATCCGATTCACAGTCGGACGCCTTAGGCCTCTTGGCTACAGCCACCATGAAACACTACTTCTTCTTGTTCTTCTTTTCGAACTGATCCTTGTAGACGTACATTGCAACGACAACGATGACGACGGCTGCAGCAATCTTGAGTTTGTTGTTCATATAGAGAACATACCACACCGGCTGGTGTTAGTACACTCAGGAGCTGACGAAGGGATTCGAACCCTCACACGGGACTTTACAGGAGTCCAACCCGACCGTTGGGCGACATCAGCACGTACCTTTCACTTTCGCTCAGGACTTGAACCTGATCTTAGGCTTGGACAGCCCCGTGCAACCGTTACACTAGCCTCAAGAGTTACTCAGTCGTGGTCCCAGAGGGATTCGAACCCTCACGCATTCGCAGCGATTTTTAAGATCGCCGTGTCTACCGTTCCACCATGAGACCAGGTTCATCTCTTTCACCTGCATTCGATGGGACTCGAACCCATAAGCCTCGTCAGAGGCGCCAGCCTTTTTGTCGGCCCGCGTATGCCATTTCCGCCACGAATATTGATGGTTACTTGAAACGGAGCGGATGACGGGATTCGAACCCGTGTGTCCAGAGTGGCGCTCTGGTGCCTGAAACCTCTCGGCCACACCCGCATGGAGCTGACGATGGGACTCGAACCCATGTGTTCCTCTTTACCGAAGAGGGGCGCCTGCCTCTGCGCTACGTCAGCGTTGAGTCGAGAGAGGGAGTCGGACCCACATGCCCTTCAGATGCCTACGACATCGTCCGGGCGGCCCGTGTTGGAACACGTGCTGTGCCTGCCGGTTACACCACTGAGGATCGTGCCTCAGGCCATGCGTTTACTGGGTCGGAGTCGAGAGTCGGACTTGAACCGACATACAGCTGTTTTGCAGACAGCTCGCTGAATCATTCGCGTACCTCGACGTAAATTGTGCAATTCTTTCTTGAAGTTGATCAATCGTGATCAATGATTTTGCATTCTTTCGTTGATTCTCTGTGTGACGAACTAGACGACAATTAGCAGGATGTGCTATCAACGTTGGATCGATCCCGAATTTGAAACCATCAGCGATCGAAATCAGGTGATCACGTGACACTCCGTTCAAATTTCCTCCTCTGTTAGAGGCTGAATACCACCCGTATTGTTTAAGCAGATCAAGATCGAAATGCTCTGGGTAGTCATACACGTTGAACGTAAAGAGGCACAAGTACTTGTAACTCTCGCGTGAACTCCGTTGTTCGGCATGAAATCCCTTGTAGCACTCTACGTTACAAAATCGATGCTTTTGACGTCCTCGACGGCCGTACACACGATTGGGTTTCCCACACAAGTCACACTTGAAATCATGTCCGGTAAGCGATCTACCAACGCCCATACCCTTCCTAGGAGAAGGTCGACCCTTCATTGTTTGTCGCGTTTTTTCCCTTGATTCTGCGCTTTGATGACGATGATGTGATGCGCAACTCTGTGTGCAGTGTTTGCGTCTCTTTGGAGATTTGAACTGCTTCTCAGTGAGAAGCAGTTCAAACGAACTACCGCATGGACAGATGAACGCGTATGACTTACGTGATACCTGATACACGTCAAATTGTAATCTGATGTACCAGATTGTTCAAGAAAGCGCTTCCCATTCTTGATTGATGTCATCCCATCGCATGATGCGATTGAGAAGCGTTATGTTTAGTCCATCAGTACGTTTGTCGTTTGGATCTGCGTACAATGTTGGGGGGTTGTCATCTTCATCAACACGAAATTGCATTGTGTTCAGAAGCTCTTTGGGAGACATTCGTTGGGGTTGACCACCCAAGCTTCTTAGCATGACGATCCATCTCCTCGCAGCGTTTGGGAACATCATCAGTACCTGTTCGGGAGTTAGGATTCCTCCGTATGCCGGTGCAGTCGAAACGTTCGGTCCAGCGCTTCTTCCTCGAGGAGCCGGTTCCTTGTATGCATCCATGAACGCCTCACTGAGGCCTTCGACGTTGATGTCTCCCACACGAGCAGGATCGTCAAGATCTCGATCGTCTGCATCATCACGGCTGTTCGCACCACGTGGCAATCTTGCATGATCCGCGACCGCCTCACGGATTAGGCGCCTGAGCTGCTTCAAGGAAATCTTCATGTCCTAAGTATTCGTTGTCCACACAGTTGGAGTTGAACCAACACCTCCGGGGCTTCACTCCGGCGCGCGACCACCTACGCAATGTGTGGATAGCGGTGAAGGTCGGAATTGAACCGACGCGACCCTGCTCTTCAGGCAGGTGCTCTACCAACTGAGCTACTTCACCATGTTTCTGGAGCTAGCAGTGGGAGTCGAACCCACGTGTTCCTCTTTACGGGAGAGGGGCGCCTGCCTCTGCGCTATGCTAGCATACGTTGTCAGGGTCGTGGGACTCGAACCCACATTCTCTCGCGTCCGAGGCGAGCGGGGCTCCATATCCCCTTCACCCTGATGGTCGGAATGGCGGGAGTTGAACCCACGATCTCTCGTCCCCCAGACGAGCGCGATAACCAGGCTTCGCTACATTCCGATGATTGCTTTCGGGAATCTCTTCTTGGCGTATTCGAGCCACTCGTACCTCACCTGAACAAGTACGTTACGAATTTCGACTGCATCACAGCCTTTCTTGACCGCCGCCGTAGCGAGTTCATCAAGATGTTCATCGATGACCTTGATGAAGGGTCTCCGCGTACGCTTGGCGAGGTGATAAAATCCTGCGACGAACGCTTCTTTTTCTGCGTCAGAGAGCATGTACCTTGCGAAAGTCCTAGGACTGTTCCATACGCTGTCTGGGATTGACATCAAGTCCTGGCTAGCTTGAATTCCTCCGAGCAATTTTTCGTCCGACTGGACAGAGTGTTCAAACTCGTGCCTGATGACCTCGTACGATTGTTGCTGGATCATCGAGAGGTGTTGAGGCTTCATGATTCCTGTCGTTGAATCGACAAAAATCTTGATGGAGAGCAGGTCCTTGATGGGAGACCATCCTCCTGATATTCCGACCTTGTCGACCGGAGCAGGCTTGTTGAGCAAGTAGATCATTAGTTGCACCGTCATCGCAGGAGGTGCGTTCGGATCGGTTCCCAAGGCCCGTGATCTTTCACGACGACCTTCGGGTGTTCCGAACCAGTCCTGCCTCTTCATGAATGCCGGCCACGACTGCAGGTACTTCATGTTGATGCCGCCTTGCTTGTTGACCTTGTCCATCACCTTCTTGCATGCACGGATCAATTTCTGCGTCACCATCCTCGTGAACGAGTCGATCTTTGATTCTGCAAGAAGCTCAATGACGACCTGTTCGTACAACGTATGCATGAATGTAACTATTCTCATCTGTCGGGGTGGTGGGACTCGAACCCACGGCAGCCTGCTTGTAAGGCAGGTGATCTAGCCGCTGATCTACACCCCGATTGTGTCAACGCGCCGGGATTCGAACCCGGGTTTCCTGCTTGTGATGCAGGCGCTCTGCCGTTGAGCTACGCATTGAAAGGAACGCAAGTTGTCAATGAACGGGAACGTCATACTGGCGTTCCATCCGTCAGCGAGGGGAGATTCGAACTCCCGAAAACCTGTATCCAAAACAGGTGCCCTAGGCCTCTAGGCGACTCGCTGGTCTACTTCTGTCTTCCGTCGGGAGTCTCTTCCCGGCTAGCCACTTTCAACCCTTTAAGGGGCGTGGCAATCGAAACGGCAGTACGCCTGAGGTATGGGACGTAAGGCAACAGACGCTTCCGCGCCGTTCGCTCTCACTCGTCCTACCTGTTAGCATACTCGACATCATTTGAATGACTCGTTTCGTAATCTATCTATGGTGATCCCAAGGGGATTCGAACCCCTATTTCTGCGATGAGAACGCAGCTGCCTAAGCCGTTAGCAATGATGGGACCGTCGTGAGTATACATTACCCTCTTCAAGAAGAGGTGTACACGGAAAACGCTTCACACGTTCACTTTGTTATGGGCTGTTTCACTATCTTCAACAATGCACCCTGTGTCCATCCACTTCCGTCAGGCCCAAGAACGTACACGTCACGGCCATCAAGTCCCTTGACGGCGATGACCAACGCAACGTTTCCAACCTTGAGCTTTGCAATGTGACGCAGATCCTTGCCGAAATATGCGCCGCCGGGCATGTTCGTCAGTTCAATCTCTCCATTGTCAGAAGTTGCTGACCATTCATGGGGCGTGACGAGTTGACCTGCCTTGAACAGTGATGTCATTCTTCGTCGTTGCCGTCCTTCTCCTTCTTACTTAGGATCGTCTCCAGCGCTGCGAGACCTTCGTTGAGAATCTTCGAACACGTCCAGATCAGCGACGTAATGACGAAGATGATGACAGCCTTCTCACCCTTGCCGGCGCAGTCGACCACCATTCCAGCAATGACGATGAGCATGAAGGCGACCTTGATGAAGACACCGAAAGTGCCTCCGAACAAAGGGTTTTCGGGATCGTGAGGGTGAGGCTTAGGCATGATGTTCATGATGAATTACCTCCATGCGCCCGTCATGGGCCGTTCCTTGCTGAGAAAGATCTGAATCTCGTTCGACGGGAAGTGAAGATTGCATCCTTGGCCGAGAACCCAACCCCGACGAACGCGGCTCGACTCAGGCGCAGGTGCCTGACCGTCAGTCATGATTAGCATTCCGTCCCACCGACCACGATTCTTCGTGCTGTTCACGACCTTCGTGGGAGCGTCAAAATTCGTTCCGCCGCTCTTGACGCGGGTGAGTAGCGGGTTCGTGCCCTTTTTCCATTCGAAGATGTCCTTGTCACTGCAACTGCAGTCGAACGGGAGGATCGAGATGTCGACCTTCTTCGTAAGCTGCGTCAATTCAGCAAAGAACATCTCAAGCATCTCATTGCCTACAGAACCTGACATGTCGATTGCAACGATAAGCTTTGCAACGTACCCTCTCTTGAGACCCGGGTGGATGTACGGGTAGCGCCTATTGATGCGCTTGATCGACGTTGTCCGTGTTCCGCGAACAAGCATGCCAACGAACTGCCTGAGAACTCCCCGCCAGTCGACGATGTTCGACACTGAGCGACGAATCTGCTCACGGATGTCCATCGGAATCGATCCCCAACCTTCGGTCTGGCTGTCTGCGTGGCGCACAGCCTTCTCAACGAGCGACTTGCGCTTTCCCTCGATGTACTCACGTTCTTCTTCGGTGATGTTCTTCCACGCGCTGTGATCGTCCATCGATGGGATCGCAACGTAGATGTCACCTCCACTGCCGGCATCGCCTTCACCACCATCGTCCGATTGTTCCTCACCTCCCGGACCAGGATCGCCTTTTCCCGGATCGCCATCATTTCCGGGCGAGCCTTTTCCCTTGCCACCTTTTCCCGGTTTCTTTCCCTTCCTTTTCGACTTTGAGTTCGACTGCATCTTCAGGTACTCATTGAAGTAGTACTCTGACGACATCAAAGGAGGAAGTCCTACGATGAAGTCCGCGAGCTCATTCGTCGCTTCCTGCTGCCACTTGGGCAACGTATCGAAGATCTCAGGATCGATCCACGGGCGTTGACCAGGGACGAGGGCACACCTCGGAAGCGGTCGTGCGACCTCGCCTGGTTTCAGGTCGCGAGGCATCTCAGCGCTCTTCACGATCAGAGAATCGATGCCGCAATCTGTGGCGATGTTCCAACCGTCGGAGGGTTCACGAACACGAGCGCTCAGGTGACCGAAGACGATGTGATCGAGCTCGTGCTCGATAACGCCCTGAATCTCCCAGTTGGTGAGTCGCTCCATCTTCCTGACACGCTTTTTCTTGTCGTGCGGGCTGACCCACTCACCGCCGGTCATGAACGTCGGATTCACGAACAGCACGAGCTCATCTGCAGACTTGTCGTAGCAGACAGCGGCTGTCGGAATGTCAAACGTGAAATGCTTGTGAATGTGACGCGACAACTCCGAATAGAACGGATTGTTAGCGAGGAACGGGATCAGGTGACGTGACAGGTTGAAGTCGACTTTGTCATCGCATACCGTGAACATGATTGTATCCTACCACTTTCGTTGAACGAGGTTCACTGTCACGCCTTCGCTGTCCAGGCGCACCCACCGATAAAACCAACGATCCCAACGATGATCATCGACGGGAAGAAGTCAATATTCAGCAGGAACACAAGTGGGAAGCCGACGACGAAGTACGATGCAAAACAGCTCATGAGTACGTACGTTGCGTACTTGAAACCCGACGGAAACATCGAGCTCAACGCTGCACACACGAGCAAAAGTTCAAGCACGCCTGTCATGGTCTGATATTACCATGGCTGTCTAGGCATTGCACTGACCACTTAGGTGGTCTTGGGCGGCCCACCGTTGCCCTCACGTGGGCCTTTTGGGTCCAAGACAGGGTATCCTACCACCTGCCCGGGCAATTGTCTGTGGGTCAATGAAGTGTAAGAATGATCGCAATGGGCACGAGGCACACAAGATGGAAGATTTGGTCCATCGTGATGACGAGAATGGCCCCTACGGGCGTCGACATCATTGCAATCATTGCGGACTTGTCGTCAATTCTCGTATCATCGAACGCAGGGTGATGTCGCACGTGCTTCGCCCACCACATGACAGGCCTGTAACTGTCAATGAAAAAGTGCGTGAAGAACAGGATGCAGATGACTGCAACACATGCAAAGACGTTGATGTTCAGAGCGCATGCCCACGCCGGAAAGAACAGCAACGTGTACTCAGCGCAGTGCCGAGCTCGAACACGAGCGTCCTGTGACTTGGCAATTGCCATCTTGTGCGACTGAAACGTCCAATCAACAAAGAAGTGCCAGAGCATGAGAAGCGAGAACAATCCGCCTACTTCAGAGAAGTACCTGGTCATGTGTCCTTCTTCTTTGCAATGTTCGAACGTGGTTGACCAAGCTTGAGGTTGCCACTTTTCTGTCGTTGGAGGCGATTGACCTTGAACTTCTCGCCCTTGTAGACGATCGTCTGGTTGCCCACGTCATCGTTCATGACAGTCCGTGTCACGCTCTCCTCAATCAGATCACCCGTCTTCAGCTCGACAACGTCAAACGTCACCTTCCAATGGTTCTCAGCGCGAGCGGTGCTCTCACCTGCCGGGCACATCTTGGGAGAGTAACCCATCAACCGCCTTTATTCTCGTAGAGGGAAGTCTGGACATGCTTACGGAACAGATCTGACGTCCTCTTCCCGATCGCCTTTCGCGCGTCCTTCGAGTCGACGATCTCACCTGCACCTTCACGGGTGACGTCCTCGACCATCGCGACGATGACATCCTTCATGCGATCGAGACCGATCCCGGGATCGAGCTTGTCGAGGACGTGCTGCAACCGCGTAGGTGTGACCCACTCGTTCGCGATATCATCAGCAGCCTCGAGCACCGCTAGCTTCGCAGGGTCGCCGACCTCGCGAGGCTTCGCTGTCTCACGTTCTTCGGCGCGCTTGTGCTTGCAGATGACGCGAGACCCGTCGTTCGTCTTGAATTCCTTCACTGGACGCAGTACGACCCCTTCACGGGGTTGATCGCCTTCGATCCCCCTGCGCTTTGCGACGATGGACGGTGCATCACGCTCAGCGTCGATCGCCTCGAACGTGGACGGGATGCGCTTGTACGGGACGAACTCGAGACCCATGCGCTCGACAATCTGACATGCGTTGTCCTGGTCGAGCCAGCAGTCGCCCACCTTGACCTCGAACGCAATGAAACACAGCGTCTTTCCGTAGCGCCACGACTGTCCTTGCTGCTTTCCGCCGTACGCCTCACCAAAGATCACGATCTCAGGATGACCGATCGCCTCGAAGCCAGCCTTGAGCGCATCAACGTCAAAGATCTTGACGAAGTTATCGTGTTTCTCACCGCCGGCGAAAAGGTGCACGGTGCCCTCCTTCCACGAGATGTGCGCGGACGTGCCGTGCACCTTCTCAGAAGCAAAGAGTTCCTTGAAAAGGAGGAAGTCTTGTTCCTTGTATGCGTTCGCAATGTGCATGTATCCCATAGTGTGTCTCCGTAATGATATTAGATGCCTTCTACCGTGGCTCCGACAGCTGCAAACCTCTCGTATAGTTCACACGCCTCGCGGCGAGAGACGCAGCGTAGAATGCACACGCGTTCGCCCGCCCGGACTCGATTGTAGGCCTTGATGACGTCAGCCAGAGGCCGAGGTAGTCTGTTATCACCATGGTGAAATTCCCTGATGAGTTTTAGTATCGCAAGCTTGTCACCGTCGACGCATGTGAGGTACGTATCGAACGTAGGAACAGGATCTGGCAAGATCTCGTACGGACCGGCATCATACGTTCTGCATCATCGTACTCAACGATCTCGTATCGAAGATCCTCATGCGGTGACATCACGTACTTCATCGTGAGTGCTTCACACATGACGTCAGCCTTCTCACGCTCCCTTATGCCTTCAGCGATCTTGTGATGACCTATGCGACCTACCCCTGTGCCACTTCTGGACTCGACAATCAAAACAGTTTCATGTGTCCCTCACGGATCCCACGTCATCCCGCGGGCTTTCTTTTCGTGTCGTGTGAGAAGCCACCACACGAGAGCAACCAACTGCCTGTGACTCATCTCGTCAATGTCGTGCAGCTTAAGCGACCTTGCGAGCCTCAGCAGGTTCTCGTGCTTAGCTCGCTTGAGGTCTGACTTTTTCATCGTTGAGGGTTGTTGCCGTTCTTCCTACCTTGCAATGCAACACGCATGATAGCAGGAATCTCCTTGTTGGGATCCGGGATCTCATGCTTAGCATAGCACACAGCGCAGGTAAGGTAGTACGTGTAGTAGCTCTTGCCCGATTCTGGTTCTCGCATGTCACAGTATCCTTCATGGAACTGTGTCATGACATCATCAGCGTCAGCTTCAAGCTCTGACTCGCACTTGGCACATGTGAACCGGTGTCTCCAGTTCGACCAGTCAACCTTCTTGATGATCTTCATCCTACACCTTCTTCTGTACCTCGATGTACGCCGCGAGGGCCTTGAAGAGCTTCTCTGCGTCGGACGGGATCAGAGAGAATCTGACAGTGCGTCCAGGGTTGTAGCGAGGTTGCATCTCAAAAGAGAACTCTCCCTTTGAGGTTTCCGCGCCCGGGTCGATGATGTGCATTTGTACAACTTTTTGTCCTTCATTTTCAATCATCATGAACTTCCTTTGCTAGCCAGTGTGATTTGTTTGCGTATTGTAGAACGCGCTTTAGATAATCAAAATTCTCAATGATTCCAAGATTCAAATTACAACGTGCATGCAACAAACCTCTGACCGTGTTTGTCTGATGATCGTGATCAATGTATGGTGGCATGTTTGGCGTAAACGGTTTCAAACATATCAAACACACACCTTTACATGCAATCAACAACGCATCATACGCAGGTTTCCCAATACCATACATTTGACATAGACGAGTATCACTCGTTGGTGCACACGTATAGCAAAATGCGCGCTTGTTGCCAACAGCATAATGATCAAATTCATTACCACATACACGACAAATTAAGCGTCTAGGAATTCGTCGAACACCTCTAGTCATGGTCACCACTGTACCACCTCGGGGCCACAAATTTCACTCACCAGAGGTCCCATGTGCTCATCGTGGGGGCGTTGAAGCACTCGTCATCGAAACTCTCAGGATCGAGGACGAATCTCCGGGTAATGCGATTGAGTGCGCGCCGGTGGCGCCTGTTTGCTATCCTCTTGTGATCGCGGATACACTGTGATGAGATGCAGGCATAACGCTTGACGTGGCTGCAGTCTGCCTGGACTGCGGGCTTTGATGTGATCATGGACAGGGTCTCCTTTCGAGCACCCTAAAGCATGTCACCCTCCATCATCATGATCGTACCTATCACTCACTCGTGCGGATAGCCTTCAAACTGAGGCTCTTCGCCATGAAGAAACCAGCGTTCGGCCTCGTAGTTCCAGTGCCTGATGTCGTGAAGGTTGAATTCGAACATGTAACTTCGAAGCTGAACGCAAAACGACAACCCGGCGTGGTTGCCACGAGAATTGATGTGCAGGTAGCAATCGAATCCCTTGAACGTCGTGCCAGTCTGATAACCGACCTCGAGCGCCTTGTTGCGTCCCAACGGCCTTGAGAAGTACTTGTGCATTGTGTTGTCTCCGTAGCTATCGAACCGCATGAATGATCTCAGATGAACTGGTGCCAGACGTAGCACACGAGCAGGAACCACGGGTAGACGAACGCAATGTCTAAGAACTTCCAGAAGATGCTGTTCGCAATTGCCTCGTTAAGAGCGTCTTTCTTCTTGTCGTCAGACGTCTTCGTGTCAAGATCAGGCTTCTTTGTAATGCCCGCAACGTACGAAAAGATCGAGATGAAGAGCATGAGTCCAACTGCATGCCACATGTTCACCTGCAGATCCGTGAACCTGCCGAGGATGAACCACAACCAGAGCTTAGCGATGATGAATCCCGCAAAGATGTCACGGACGATGCCGAATGCCAACGAAACAAGTCCGCCGAATAGTGTAACCATGCGTCAATCGTACATCATCACGGGATGTCTTTACACCCGCGTGTACCCGTCTCATACCACGCGAATCCCTCATAGTGAGCGACAGTCATCGGTCGGGCTCGACCCCGAACCCCTTGGATGTGGCCGCCCTTGAGGCCTGAGTGGTACGGACGTCCGCTCTCGTTGACGACCCATTCGTCGATATTTCCAACCTGATCGTGCACGCCAAATGGACTGACACACGTGTCACGTGTCCCAGACGGCTCAAGAAGGTTGTCGAGCGCTTTCGCCTCAGGCCCATCAGATGTCGTCGCCTTGAATACGTCCAGGCCCCGGGGCAGGAAATTGTCAGTGTTGCAAGCGTTCCTGTTGCGATGGTAACCGTCGCCGTACGGGTACGGATGCATGTCAGGACCTTCGGCGGCGAACGTCCATTCGCTGTCAGTGCACAGACGCTTTCCGATCGCCTCGAGCTCACGCTTAGCGTCGTACCACGTCATCCACGACCTCGGACGGGTACCCAAAGTGTTAGGAAATTCAAAGCGATCAATGCAGAAATGTTTGTGCAACGTGTGCTCTGACAAACACCGAGTTGGGAACTTGAATTCTCCGCATCGACCAACTTCGGGACCCATCTGATCCGGATCTTCTGTGGGTTCTCCTTTGATGTCGACCCAACGCAGGCACACCTCTTCAACCTGCGGGCAATACTCACCGTCTACCTCTACCATGTCATCCGGGCACACAGACCGACCCACGTATTCATTGACAGGCACGGATGGTGTATCTACGGTCGCTGCAACACGCAAATTTTCAATCGGTTGGGCACCAAATCCTGGTAGCGCGACACCCGCACAGACAAAAGCCCCGACGATTACAACTCTTTTCATCTGTTATTCTTCACCTTCGTAACACCGGTCGCACCAGTCACCGCTCCAACAGAGGTGTACGAATCCCAGATCAAAACTGTCGTGGGGCCCATCGTAGTAACAGTGGTGACGTCCAAGCGACCAATATTTTGTGAACGTAATCAAGTAGTAACTCGACTTCATAAAGTGCCACTCGAGCGTCTTCGCATCCTGGTACTGCTGTGACCAGCCCAGACCAAAGAGTTCAGTGTGAAACACCCAACGCCAACCAAGGATGCTGGGTCGAGCGATACCGTCCGGACTGACGTTTCTGTCAGGCTTTGTGGCAAAGAAAATCATGTAGCTTCAATGTACCTCACTCCTGCCTCAATGACCTTCGGATCAACATCAGCAGCCGAGCGGAGACGCATGTACACCGGAAAGCGCATCTTGCCGTCCTTGCTCAGACCGTCAGCAGTGAGCGGATCAGGTTGCGCCTTACACTCCACGATCTTGCCGATCCATGCATCTGGAGTATCGAGTTGGATCTGAGCACGTTCTGCGTCATTGAACCCGCCTCCGCACCGGGTGACGATGCCGTTTGGAAGCACTACGTAGAAACCTCCCCACAGTCCTTCACGCTTGCTACCGCGGTGTCCCTCATAGTGACCCACGATGACGCCTTCGTACGTGACGAAAGGCTTCAGTTTGAGGATATTCTCGCTGCGCTTGAAGACGTACGGCGTATTGAGGGTCTTCAGCATGACGCCTTCGAAACCTTCGTCCATGCACTTCGCGAAGTACGCCTTGAGCTCGAGCTCATTCTTCGCCATGATGTGCGGGACCTGCCGCACAGGAGATCCTTCAGGAAGAGCGTCCATGATGACGCCGACGTTCGCAGCTCGGAGACGATACTGTTCGTCGTCCTCCTGCGATTCCCAACTCTTGATGCTCACACAGTCGAAGACGTTGTAGATGAGGTTACTGTCATCTTTCTTCGTCTTTGACGACATCAGGACGCTGGCACTCTCGTTCCAATCAGCAGCCATGGCCTCGCCATCGAGTACGCTGTTATCGAACGGTGCAGCCTCGAGCACAGCCTTGATGCGCGGGAGCGTATCGAGCACCGTGCCGTTGCGGGTGTAGAAGGTGACCACACCCTGCTTCTTCACTGCGATGCAGCGCAGGCCATCGAGCTTCGGCTCGACACGGACCGGGTAGCTCACGGGCTCGAGGATCTTGATGCCTTCGCCTTTGACGAACTCGCTCTTGAGGGTGCATGCGAGCGCGACAGCAAAGCTCTTGACGATGCCTGGCCACACCTTGTTGATGCTCGACTCCTGCACGCCACAACGCAGGTTCTTCAGGAGGATGCGTAGGCACCACTTCTGGAGCGTCTCATTGGGCATTGACCTGAAGCGACTCTCCACCAGAGCCTTCGCTGCATTTCCCGTCACCTTCCGTGTGGACAGCTGCGTCTGTAGCGTATCAAGAAAATCCTCAAGAAATTCATCATCACTGATCTCATGTGAGAGCACGCCCGGCTTGGGCATCTTGAACTTGTTGACGTAGTACACCGTGTAGGGATCCTGCGCCGCCACGAACACACGCTTCAGGAGCTCGTTTTTTCGATGAAGCTCCAGGATGTCGCGCTTCGCATTGCTTCCAGCAGTCGCCTCAAGCTCTTCGAGAATGTCAATGACCGTGTCGCTCATGGGTCCACCTTACCACAGCCGCCCGCGGGTTGCACAAGTGCCCGGGCAAGAAGACTTGCTTCGATGCTTGTCATGACAGTGCGAATCGCTTCGCCGTCGTCATTTATCTGAACGATCTCAATCTCTCCCGAACGTCGATCGCGATAGACGTAGATCGTTGATCGATCGTCAGCATCGTCATGCTCAAAGATCTGATCGCAGGAGTCCCTATACGTGTCGAGGTTGATGATGTCTCCCATTTCGATCTCCTACAGAAGCTTCAACACGTTTAGATCGTGGACTATGCAGCGACCGACGGGCGTGATGAACGTGTGCTTGACAACACGTACCTCATGAGGAACACCCGAGATTACCTTGCGTTCAGAGACCCTTACCGGTCCTGAATACATCAGTAGCGATCCTTTCGGAACAGGCGCCTTTCCATCATCACCATGATATTTTTCGAGCGGAGCGAACGGATACACACCACGCTCAGTCGAAATCTTCATGTCAAACTTTGCCATCACTGGGTGACCGGTGACAAGCGCTGAGGCGATCTCGTTGTTCTTCAACGAGACGGGTGCTTTGTAGGGTGCCGGGATCGCTCGCTTGGACGAAATCGGTCCTGTTTGCGGATCCTTCCACTCGATCGTAGTGTCCACCGCAATCTTGATGGGCTTTTTATTGTTGGTGTAGTGCCGCATAGAACAATACTACCACCCGTGGAGTGTACTTTACACAGTACGACAATGGGCCCGTGTCTCCGACGTTTGCTGTCGTATGACCGGGCCCTACGTTACTTGCGATAGGCAGTTCTCGCGTTCACATTCTCTTATCAAGTGACCCGCATGCGTGTGTTACACGCTGCCCGGGCGCTTACTTGTGGGGGCCAAAGCACACTCCCCCAACGTTAGAACACTGTGTTTTTTCTCATGTCATGCACTTGTTCCTTTCGCCATGCGTTCACGATCAGGGTTCTCAAATCTCTCTAGCAGAGGCACGATGTACTTTTCCCACATCATGTCACATACCATGTCCTTGCGTGCTGTCTTCTCGTCCCTAGATGGAGTCGTCTTTCCTACACCAAGCCTGTGCGTCAAACCGATCGATGCAGTTTCACTTGCGGATGTCCCCGACTGCTTCAGGACCTCATTTACCTTCGCTCGAGCTGCCTTGCGCCAAAGCTTGCGAAACTTGCGCTTGAGCGCGCGGGCTTCCTCGCGTGATAGCTGTGATAGCGCTCGACGCATGTCAAGATGAGAATTTTCCATGGGAAGGATACCGGACTCGAACATCACCGCGTTGATGAACGCACGGTCAACGTCCCTGAGTTCGCTAAGCCTCGTGCGTTTTTGCTTCTTTGTTGTCCACGCCATGTCCGTACCCGTCGACTTTCAATGCAGCTTTCAAGTGGGTCTTTATGCAGTCTGCTTTCGTACGATTGTATCTCTCCACGCTAAGATCTACATTCAAGCGTTCTGCAAGTTTGAGCCCACGTGCCCACGCTTCGAATTCTTCGTCTATGATGTCAACCTGATGAACGAACGTGCGCGTGACATCAATGTCACTCGAGCGGTAACCGTTGCCAAACCTGTCAGTCGAATCTCGCTCCTTCGTCTCAACGAGATGGTGCCCGCATTCGTGCAAAAGCGTGTGAAGTTGCTTCTCGGGACCTAGATGACAGCTAATCTTGATACGTTTTTCATCATGAATGTAAACACCCCCGTTGGGGGTCTTCACAAACTCAACCATCACGCCACGAGTTTTGCACCACTCGATGATGACTCCCAACCCCTCGATCGAAGGAATGTCGATCATGTACGTTGTTGACCGTCGTCCCGTTGCTACGACCTTCTGGAGTCGTTGGTACGCACGTGTCCTCCAGAGGTCCGGGTCGAAGCTTCTCGGCACGATCTAAGTACCGTTGACATCGACCCGGACGCCTCTCGTTACCTCACTTTGCCGCCTTCGGCGGGCTGAAGACGCCTGGAACGTTCGGGATGACGCCCACGCCTTGCTCGCCCATCGGGACACCGAACACTCCCAGGACCGTCGAAGCGCAGTACTTGTGAATGCTCTTCGCGAGGTCGACCTTGTCGATTCCGGACGCAGTGAGCTTGCTCCAGAGCGAGATTTTCAGCTCGTCAGGAAGATCCTTGATGAGCTGCGAGATGTTGTTTCCCTGCTGTTCAGTGAGCTTATTGACGCTGCCACCGGTGACGTAGTCAGCAACCTTTTCAACAATCTCGTTGAGCTGACCTTGCTTGCGACGACCAACCTTCGTCTTCACCTTGGGATCCTGCATGTACTTGTTGACGATTTCCTCGCCTGTGACTCGATTGTCGATGCTCTTTGCGTACGCCCTGAATGCGATCGACGCCTCGACGCCGAGGAATCCCAGGCAGATGTGATAGAAGAGCTCGTTCTCCGGCTTCTCCAGGACGTCAGCGTACACGAGTGCATTGTGCGTCATGACCCACGAGCGAGGACTCGTTGTGACCTCACCCGGATCGACCTCCTTGGGAGGATACAGCCATGATCCTCCCTTCGGACGCTTTGTCGCGGCGATGAAGTCCGGGAACAGCGGGTCGAGATTGCCTCCCTGTTCCGGAGTCTTGTCACGTGCCCACTCGCACCACTCTTCCTCATCCGGCTCGAGATCAATGACGAAGAAGCGGTCGAGCAGCGCCGGATCCATCTCATTGACCGTATAGATCGAACCTGTGTTGATCGCGCTGTACACCCGGCTTTCGGGGTGCAGCTTCCACCCATTGAGCTCACGATCAAGGACGATCTGGAACGCTGCCTGCATGACCTCAGGCGTAGCGCGGTTCAACTCGTCTAGGAAGAGTGCAGTCGGTTCTCTGCACGCTGCCTTGTACCAGTCGGGAGGATTGAAGCGAGTGCACTCACCATCAGTGCTCGGAAGACCTACCATGTCGCCTTCAGACATCTGGCTGAGGCGCCTGTCGGTGACCTTGAAGAAGTCCTTCAGGTCTTTGTACTTCGACATGTCTACGATCTTTACCGTCGCATCGCAGTGCTTCTTGCGAAGCAACGAAACTACCTGCCTGATCACTTGCGACTTTCCGATGCCGTGCGGCGAGCGGAGCAGAACTGACGTGCAAGGAGGAAGCGCGATAGCGACCTTCTTGAACGTCTTGATGGACATTGACGTCTTCGTACCCATTCGTCGTTCTCCTGGTTGATGGAGCTACCGTACCACGATGGAGCGCAAACTTACACTCGCATGACCGTGCAACATGGTTCAGTGTACCACTGCGTCACGCAGCTATACACTTTTGTCAAATGAGGCGCATACGCACACGAGCAGCGATCGTAGGAAGTTCATCCGCTAGCTCTTCGTATACTTTCCACTTACCTTTGAGGATCCTGTGGCATGTGTAGTACGACAGGCGTCCAATCGATTCAATGACCTCACGATCGCGTTCAATGCTAGCCGGCGCAATTGCATCGATCCACAACACCCAATCACCGATTCGTTGGAATGCCGTGAAGTCACCTGCTTTGCGAGCGTCGGCGTATGCAATTACAATCGAACGGTTCACAAAGACATCTTCGTCCGTTGGGTGACTCAGCGTCTTCAACACACTCGTGACGTACGCGACTGTTTCAGGTTCGTAGTTCAATCCTGTGAGCCTGTCGGCAAACCACGTATCCAAACTCTTGATGATGTCCATCATGGTTGCGTAACGGAGGCTGCCTCCTGGCTGTGATCCTACTCAATCGTCTTGTGTACCGCTCTTTTTATGTTCAGTGGTGGATACCACCTTCGTTGCACGAGCCTTTTTTGATGTGGCAACCGTGGGCCCGTCAATTGCCGTCAGGAACGGCACTGTGGATGTGAAAGAGACGCCTGGTTGTGACACCGGCGCGTCGGGGTCGATCGGCGTGCCTGTTGGTTCATCGATGACAGGAGGCGCTTCAAGAACGACCACGCCTTCCCGTGCGCTGTTCACCTTTGCTGCTGCTGGAAAGGCATGAACGAACTCTTCTGCAGTAGGAGCGACCACACCCATACGATCGCACCATTGTTGCAGACCACCGTGGGTTGTCACGCCCAGTTCAGTGACAAATTTTGCAAGCGTCGTCTTCCGACGTCTGAGAAGATGTGCCAATGTCAACTTGGGCTGGTTCTTCAAGACTACCCGACCGGGCGTGCCACGTCCTTCTCTGGCCATTGTCTTATCTATTCTTCCTACGCCGACGTTGCGCTTCGATGATCTGAAGAAGATCGGCCACTCCGTGTTGGAAGCCCGGATCTTTTGCGATCTCGTAGACTTTCTTTTCGTCGAAGTCAACGTCCATGTCGTCAGTGAATGCCTTCACGAACTTCTGCATGACGCGCAGGACGTAGTTACGCGCTGACGAGTGGTTCATGCTGAACCCAAGCTCTGTCATCGTGTCAGCGATCTCGCGGTAGTTGATGCCGTCGTCCTCTGTGACAGTTACGTATCCTCTGTTTACGTGTGAACCCTTGCGCAGTGTCATCATAACCTCTTTCGTTCACTTCTCAGGCGTTGACTTCGATGATTGTTGTGCGACGGGCGTAGCCACAGGCTGACGCTCGTGACGACTTTCCTTGATGAATTGGACCCTATTGTTGGGAGGAACAGGCGCGGAACATGCGTCTCCGACCGGCGCCTTACGTTGAGGTGGAGGTGGAGTGTCATCAGCATCGACGAAAATGCGCCTGCTAATCTGCGGTGCGAACATCGATGTTGCTTGCGTCAGTTCGCGCGTAAGCTTCTGAGCGTTTCCTTCACCTGCGTCAGCCACGATCTCTGACTGCTTAGCATACTGACTGTGCAATTGAGACTGTTGCACTGCAGGCGCAAGCGGCCTGCGAGCTGTCATGATCAGGCGGATTGATGTCGCAGTTGACAGCATCGCTAAGCTGCCAGCTGCGACATACGTGAAGAAATCCGATGGGATCATGTGAGCCCGGTGCCAGCCTCGAGGACCATGCGGGCTTCCTCCTCAGTGATCGGATACTCCGCTGAGTTCGTTGCGTCCTCTACGAGACCGAAACGAAGACGAAGGATCGCCGCTTCTTTCTGTGAGAGACCATTGAGCACCTGCTGCGTGATCTCCAGCAGTTGCTTCTCTGCAACGTTCGTGAAGGGATCGCAACCGGGACGTTCGTCCTCAACCTTATCCTCAATGGTGTCGCCGTCACCGCTCGAGGAGAGCGGTTGCTGCAGAGAGATCGTCCCGCGGCCAGAGTGCATCGTAGCCTTGACGACTGTCTCGCTTGCACCGACGATGCCCTGGAGTTCTTCCTGCGTGGGCTCACAACCCATTGTCTCGCGAAATTCCTCCGCTGCCTGCAACATCTTACGTTGCACTGCTGCTGCATGTGCCGGGAGACGAATGATGCGCTTTCGCTTCAGGATCGCCTGACCGATCGCCTGCTTGATCCACCACGTTGCGTATGTGGAGAACCTGAAGCCTTTCTCCCACTTGAAGCGGTCGATCGACTTCATGAGGCCGATGTTGCCCTCCTGGATGATGTCCTCGATTGGGATGTTGTGTCCCTTGTACTGCTTCGCGATCGAGACGACGAGACGGAGGTTGCACTCCGTCAACTTCGCTCGGATCTTCTTGGCTTCCGAAGTACGATCGATGACTTCGTTCTCCGCGTCACGAGTGCAGCCCGCATCGTACTTCTTGAAGAGCTCTACCACCTCAGGGTGCTTGAGCTGTGGGAAGTTGTGAAGTGCGTCAAGGTACGACCTGACGATGTTGTGTTCTGTGTTATCTGCGCGCATCAGCTCCACCTTGTGGGTCGTCCACCCGTTGCGGCGTACACGAACGCCATGTTGTCGAAGTCACCGGCGGGCAGGTGCCGCTCGTCGGACTCGAATTCTACGCCCGCAGTCCGGACGAACTCTGCATGCGTCTCGCGCCTGACTCGCCTGACCTGCTGTTCACGTCTGACGTAGGCAATCTCCTCCTGCCACACTCGAGGATCAGATCGACCGTTCGTTTCTGCACGGTCGAGCCCCTGCTCGAGGGCTCGCAGGTGGTCAATCATGTCCTCATCCGACATCGTCGCTAGCACATCGATGCTCACGACCTCAGGCGTGTTCACCGCGCTGTACGTGCGCTGCGTTGCGGTTTCAGTCGTCTCGTTGCGCTGCTTCCTATTCTTCTGCACGTGTTCCTCTTTTCGTTAGGGCCCCGTGAAGGGCATTCAACGTTTGACATCTGTGTATGCTGTGAGGCAATTTAGACGTTAGGGACGTATGGTGTTTATATTACACCTCCTTCGAGGCTTGTACAATCACTTTGTTTGAGGTGGATTCTTCGTGTTTGTGTGGCCGATCCTGATTCGCTTGATGTCATCCATCGCCCTGATCGTCGCAAGCGCGAGCTTCATCTGACCCTGCGAACCCGAGATCACCGCAGTGCATAGCACGTCAGCAGCGGCGACAAGGGCAGCGACCGCGTCAAGTACTTCGGTGTCAACTGTCACAGTTTTGTTCATCAGGCGTCTCCTTCAGTTGAGGTCAGAACCAAACTTCTTCGTTGAGATTGTTTCGACGAGCTGCTTTGTCTCATCAGCGATGCGTGTCAACTCAGTGACGTACCGGGAACAACGCTCGAACGTTTCATCATCGAGTTTCACCTTTATGTCCTCGTAGTATTCAGTCTCCAGGACAAAATTCATGATCTCGACGTATACGATGGCCGCCATCTTCATGTGCTTGCACGCCTTCGCAAGATCGGGCTTGATGCCCAACGCTTCCTTCGAAAGGTTCAGCTGTTCATCTGCAACGTCAAGAGCCTTGTTGACAGTCTCGTTAAGCGTCAATGCGTCCATGGAGTACCCTATCATGGTTTGTACCCACGTTGCACTGTCAGAGGAATGCCGCCGCACTTGATGGGACACAATGATTCATATATGCCCGTGCGATCTTTGATCACGTTCCAGACGCCTGATTGCGGTTCAAAACGCCAGACGACATCCGCACCGGACATGAGGCCTGCCGGCATCCTACCACCTCTCTCGAGCATCCTCATTATCGATGCGTCCTCAATCACAACGAGATGGATCTGTCCATCATCTGGGCTGACGTACGTGTAGCTTCGCGGGATCGTCAATGCATTGATTGTTGTGACCAGGTCGTCTACCTCATCGCTGTCAGTTGTTCTCCTGATCCTGCGATAACACTCAATGAGCATTCGCGACCTTTCACCCACGAGAGGGACGTCCATGAGAACATCATACCTCTCCAGAGAAGGGACTTGCACAACTTGCGTTCCGACGAAGCGCGGGGAGAAGACGGACCAGCCGTAGTCTCCCAGGCACAGTTATCCGGTGCGCACCGGACACCCTTCCTTTTCAGGACGTGCTGTGGGATTTGGTTGAGGCAGTAGGACTTGCACCTACGTGATCAGGGTCAGAACCTGACATACTCGCTGCTGTATGATGCCTCAGTTGAGGTGGAGGGATTCGAACCCCCGTATGTGGCTTCAAAGACCACGGTCCTGGGCCGCTGGACGACACCTCAATGGTGATGCTTTTCTTTTATCGTGCTACACACTCTTGTGCTGGTTCGACGTCGATAATTTCACTGGGAGAGCATCAACTCGCAATGAAAACAGCTAACGTTATCCACACAAGACACTGCGTCGATTTGAGCGCAGTTAGCAGGGGCACTCGGACTCGAACCGAGGTGATCCGTTTTGGAGACGGACATCCTAGCCGGTAAATGATACCCCTGTGAAACACGCATGTTCTGCCGATTGAGCTACATTCACGTTCCCTGCCACTGTCGAGGGATTGTGAAGACGACGTAGATAAACCGTAAAACATTGCGTGTAGCGGACACGACGGGATTCGAACCCGCATGCGTTCCCTAGACAGGGGAATGGCCTCCAGTGGCCCACGTATCCATTTCGTATCAGTGCCGACTCCTGGTGTTGAGCCAGGCCAATCCTCCTGTGACCGCTTCACATCACTGATTCGCAATGATTCGAGATCTCGGTGTGAATGCCGGCTGATGTAGCCGGTGGGTTTCGTCGCTCCCTCAATCGGCGTAAGATGCTGCTGACTCCCGGGAGGCGAACGCCTCCACTCGAGAGGCGTGAATTCGTCTCTCTAGGACTCAGCGGTGGAATTGAAGGGATTCGAACCCTCTACCTCCTGCATGCCGTGCAGGCGCTCTCCCAATTGAGCTACAATCCCGTGGACCCGGAGGGAGTCGAACCCTCAATCACGTAGGTTCCATTGTCGGCTTTCCTATGTGACTCGCCTTTCAGGCCCTTTTACGCCGAGTGAAACACAACCGCACTGTGCCATGGCGTTAGTGGAACTCACGGGATTCGAACCCGTCGCCTCCTGCGTGCAAAGCAGGCGCTCTCCCAAATGAGCTAGAGTCCCAAAAGAGGCAGATTGACCGCTGCCTTCCTGGTATCTTACTGTAAGCCTGCCTGTTGCGTGATCGTCTGAATCGCCGCTGTTCCCCTGACATTGGACATCCCAAGGTCGATGAGTACAAGCGTGCCGTCGTCTCTTTTCATCATGTTGCCGGCATGGTAGTCGTGAAAGTCAATGCCAAGTTCCGTGAGAGTCTCGAACAATCCCTTCACACCGTACTTCTTGACTAGGAGGCTCCACTGTTCGTTTGCGTGTGCGATGAACTTCTGCGCTTCAGGTGAGGTGAAAGACTTGAACTTCTTCTTTGCAGTTTCCTTGATGTGTTCCTTCGTGAGTTCCTTGACCTTGTCCCAGGAGCCTCCTGCACGTTTGACCCAAAGCGGAAATGCTGTCGTCACAAGTGCGTCATTAAACGATTTGCCTTCTTCTGCGCTGATAGTTTGCAACTTTTCTTGCAGGATCGCGAATGTACCCGTGTCGCCTAGGCTCCATACGCCGTAAAAATTCACAACTCCGCTGACGTTCTTTCCCACGAGGATTGATGCTGCGTGCGCTTCTTTGCCGTCGTTCGTGACCTTGAGAACCTTGTCGCCTACCTCGAAAACTGTACCCCGCGTGCCCGTACCGATCGGTTGTAATGAATCAACGTCCTTGATTCCTAGTTTCGCCGCACCTTTCGGAAAGCGTTTGAGAAGTTCTTTCGCCTCATCGGGCGTCACGGGCTTGTTTTCCTTCGCCTCGAAAATGAGTGCCTCACGCACGAGTCGACGAAGACGTCCTAGCTTGATTCTCATTGCTGTAAGTATGCCCTTCTTTGGAAGCGGAGGTCGGATTTGAACCGACGACTTCGAGGTTATGGGCCTCGCGAGCTACCTGGCTGCTCTACTCCGCAGTGAATCCAGAGGGAGTTGAACCCTCAACCCTCGGGGTAAAAGCCCGCTGCGCTGCCAATTGCGCCATGGATTCATTATCGATATTTGCCGGCATATTTCTTCATAGTCTTAGCGCGTTTACTGTTCACCACTTTACCGATATTGCGACCACGATATGTTGATGTTTGCGCATGGCAATTTGGACAGATGAGTCTGAGATTTTCTTTTGCTTGGTTCTCAGGATTCCCATCAATGTGATCAATTTCGATTGGGATGGGTCTATTCAACCAAATTGACGTGTTACACACTTCACATTTGTGTCCTCTTTCTTCAAGAAGACATCTTTTCTTAATACGGATGTCGTCTGTTCCTTCGAACGTCTTGCGATATTTCTCAGGAAAGTGTGCTCGTCGATGACCACCCAACGCCCCGGGAGTTTCAAACTCCTGTAAACATGTCTTACACACATACATGCTAGATAGTACCCCACCCGTTGAGCCCAAGGTTGGAGTTGAACCAGCGACCTCCCAGTGGATACCGGGCGCTCTGCACTGAGCTACGTGGGCAGTTGCAAAGGAAGGGCTTTAACCTCCGACCTCCGGGCCATTACGCCCGGCGCTCTCTCTCCTGAGCTACTTCGCAGTGGGAAGGGAACGGATTGAACGTCCGACCTGCGGGCTAAATGCCCGCTGCTCTTTCTCCTGAGCTACCTCCCCATAATCATCGATGATTTCACCTCCGCCGGCAGCTTCAAAGGCTGACAGTGTCGCTTGCGCTGGTTACTTGATCGACTGTGCCTCCGGTGGGATTCGAACCCGCAACTTTCGGTGTAAGAGACCGCTACTCTAATCCAGTTGAGTTACGAAGGCATTGCGAGCGTTTTTGTCGTGGGGCGCTCGCCCACGGGTGAATTCCGCTGTGAGTTTGTTGGGTTCACCATTCCCGGTGCTCACATGCTAATGACGCTGGATGGGCCCGCGATTGCAGACACTACCAACGTCGGCTGCTCATATGGGAATCGAACCCATCGTCTTCCGCTTAACAGGCGGCCGCTGCACCAAGCCAGCTAATGAGCAATGAAAGTTTTTGGCAGGACCTCAGATCAAACGCTCAGATGAATACCACCCATGTTGCGATTCATCCTCAGTCCCTGCTGGCACAGTAGGTTTCGAACCTACATCCTCTCGGTTAACAGCCGAGCGCACTGCCAATTGTGCTACATGCCAATGAGCCGATACGCTTTCTTGTATCGGTGCCCCCGGGGATGGGTTCGGGCCATCGTCTCCGCCACAAAGAGGCGGGCTCTGCACTGAGCTACCCAGGGATATCGGAACGCAAGTTGTCAATGAACGTGAAGGACTATGCCTTCGCGGTGCAGGGGGCCGGATTCGAACCGACACAGTACTAAACGGGTGGTTTACAGCCACTTGAGCTCGCCGATGCTCAGCCCCTACATGTGTGTTTAAACGAAAAAACCGAGAGAAGATCCTTTCTTCCTCGGCGTCGAATTGGCTTCTATTCCCAACTCATTCGCTCCGGAAGCTCGGAGCGAGAGTGCGCTCCGTTCACGTATCCGTATTTGCGGCGGCATACTGCCACTGCTTTTGCTGATCCTTGTTATATGTTGAAGTTTTCATGACCGTGTGGTGCGTGTTGCTTACTAGTACTCTATCCAAGACCTGTGCTTTGTTTCACAGTTTTTTCAATTTTGTCGGTACGAGTGGAATTGAACCACCGACCTCCTGCTTATCAGGCAGGCGCTCTAGACCCCTGAGCTACGTACCGCTGCACTAACAAGAGTAACTATACTGCTGTAGCCCACTCACGTACACTTTTGTTTTGCACTGTGACGTTGGTGGTTCGCGTGTATGTTACATAGTGATCAGACAACCGATGAATGCGCCCGCGATCCACGTGCACACCGTGTCAGACCGTTCGACCGTCAAGTACGTACAGTTCATGTGGGATACGATGCGTAACCTGGCGACTCGCCCTGACGATCTTAGGTTGACTGTGCATTGCCTAGGAAACATCGTCAACGCGTTCGGTGAACTGAAGAACGGACGCTGCGTCATCGTCAACATCAACAAGGACAATGAAACAGGATCGAACGCGCATGCCGCCGGCGTTGCTGACGCGATCAGGCAAACAAACGACGGCGCGATTCACATCATAGCCGACTCTGACACCGTCGTTGTCGTGAAAGGTTGGGACGACTACGTCAGGTGTAAGCTCATCGATGAAAAGATCGGGATTGTCGGCGTGACGTATGAGGACGTCGGCGGCTTCAGCTCGGGCGACAAGAGAACGCAAACGTACAAAGGCATACCGAACGTCGTCTGGTGCGCACTATCGCCTAGGCACAGTTGGTCAGGATTGTCCGTGATGCCTGCGAAGCACAAGACTTTCCAGATCAGCAATGATCGTATGTCAAAGATCTACAACCTACCAATCGGGTACGACCTGTTGCGCGATGTTGCATGGCAGATCCCGCAGTACCTTGCCGACAACAACATCACGTACGTCGGCTGGAAACACCTGAAGGGATCACGCGGTGGGAAGGTCCTTGCGAAGGACATCAGCGATTACAGTGAAGAATTTCATGTCGATGATGGAATCCCGTTCGTCGTCCACCAGCGCGGAAGCCTCAGGAACGGCTACCGTGACAATGGAGTCTCCAAGAACTTTTACGATCGCGTGGATGCGCACCTGAACGTTGAAAGTGCTGCGCCACCGAGATGGACGTGGAATGGAATGTACGAGGTCGTCACGCCATCGCCTGCGATTGTGTCGGTCGATCCGATCATACCTGACGATCCCACTGCGTCGTCGGGGGACGGTGGCAATTGCCCAGCGGGCGAATGGATCAAGGCAACATTTGATGGGACTATCGTGTGGCCCAAGCAAAGGACGCCGGCCCCTAAGACGCTTGACGTCAAGTTCTTACCCGATCATGGGATCAAGAGCCTGAGGCTCGAAGGGACGACGAAAGATCTGTTCGTTGCAGTCCCTCCGCTGAACGGGTACGCTCACGCGATGACGATCAGGAACATGACAGCGGGCGTCGTGACTGTCAAAACGTCAGAAGGCGATCGCACCGTCGCAGTGCCCAAGGACGCGTGTTGGATGTTGCTCGTTGATATTGACGGCGTCGTGCACGTTACGTAGACCTCGGACATCTCCGCATGACGATGAACGCTCCGATCGCAGCGATGAGTATGAGCGCCTGCTCGACGTACGTCACCTGCCTGTTCGATGGGATGAACCCGAAGACGTAACGAGCGAACTTGACTGTAAACCACTCGTTGTCCCACGTCCCACCGGCCCACCTCGCCATGCGTGTCAGGATGCACTCTCCCAGGATGTAGTGTGACACGCGGTTGACGACGATGAACGACACGACGTAGATCGCAGACCATGTCGAGAGAACGCGCCACCTGTGCCAGAACATGAACGGGAAGGACGCGACCCATGCGACCATCAGCAACGCGTGGATGAACTCAATGATCGTCGTCATCATCGAGTACAATGTGAAACAGGTCGACATGTTGATGCGTGCCGAACGTAGTAGTGGCGTCCTTCGCAGTCCACATCACGTGTACGGTTGATTTCTTCACGTCTGTACCCGGCATGAACATCTCGAACCTCTCTTCCACGCCTATGACGATGCCGATGCGTCCACTTCTACGAACGGAGAAGTTCCTCAATTCAACGAGGTCACCAGGCGCAAAGTTCTCGTCCCATTCCTTGCTGATGCGTATGATCTGCTTTTGCGTGAGAACAGGCTCGACGGTTGATCCGGACTTGAACATCATTTCCCGACGCTACGCAGGGCCCTTGCGATCGCTCTGCACTCCGCCATCTTTGAGTACCACATATCATCGAGCTTCTTCGTCAGTAGATGAAAGATTGATTCATCAGCGTTATCACCCCAAGCACACCAGTACCCTTCAAGAGAGCCGCAATTAACGAGGTAGGATACCCCACGAGCATTTTTGCAGCACTCTCCTCGGTCAGGGTGTGCCTCGCAGGAGCCTTCTACCTTACAACTGGAAACAAGCGTGTCATTCCTCGACCAGGCGCAGTCGATCTCCGTGAGCAACGTCGCGATCCTGTCAACGTAGTTCGCAGGAGGCAGTTCGTTCATGGTCGTACAGTACCATCAGCGTGCCTGGACTTGCACCTCTCGCCAACGTGTCGACCGCTTCTCCTGAAGTGCACGTATCACTTCGTCCGCGCGACCGCCCTTCCCAGCGTGACGATCATGGCGGATGCCCTTTTCATTGTTGCACCTGCTGCAAGCCAGCGCAAGATTGTGAGGATCGGTGGGATCACCTCCGTCGCATAACGGTGCGATGTGCTCGATCGTTGACTCTGTTGAACCTTGCATCGTCACGTAGAGATGTGTCTCACAGTGGATACAGCGTCCCATCCAACCAATCTGACTTCTTAGAGACAGACGATGTGCAAACTCTTCTAGCGTCGGACGTCCGACGACGGGAGAGAATGTGTTGTCAGTGGCGACGATCGACAGGACTACCTCAGCTCTCTTGTTTTTGTTCATACTTAATTTCACCGTTGATAACAACACGCTTACAACCTTTATTACCGGGAGAACGACCCTTACTAGCGAGCGATATCTTTGACCGTGTGACATCACTCATTCGTTTTCCCCTGTGAGAAAGGGACATTTTCATCTTTGTTTCATCTGATAATGGGTGTGCATCAAATGTAGCCTTGACCGCAGCTGACAATTTTGCTTTGTGTGTATCAGATTTTGCCTTTCCTTTGAAAGAGGCAGACATTCTTGCACGAGTTTCTATTGATAGATGACATCCTGCAGTGCCTTCGCCACCATGAGTGAAGTTACACCCGATGTCGTTGTCATCATCATGTGAATGGTTCGTCGAAAACGTCTTCATCAACGTGATATTCTCAATCTCCCAAGTACATGCCGCTACGTCAGCAGGACATCTTTCGCCAGAAAGATGTTTATGTTCATTGCACATAAATGATATGCATTCCTCAACACGAAGTCCAAGTCGTTTGACGATTGCATGCCACTTGTGATTACGTTTATGTAAACTTCTAGAACGACCTTCAAGTCCCTTACCCACATTGAAGCAGCGAGAAGGTTCTTCAAGAGACCAATGTTTGTAACCATAGAACGTCTTTGCGCTAGCGCGTTCACTCATAATCAATTCTACAGTTCGTTACAAGGATTGTTCACTTGCATCATCAGAGTTTTCTTCTCCCTCTTCTCCTTCGACGCCCTCGCCTTCTTCGCCTTCTTCCCCATCGCCCGATCCTACATCACTTGCCGGCGCCTTTGCACTTGGCCCCAACATCGTTGATGTATCGCCTCCACCAGAGAGTTGCCAAATTTCGGGCGCTCTGCGAGATGCATTTCCTTCCTCACCGTTTACCGCAGGATGCGACGTTGAATCCCTGCGATCGGGTGGGTGAAAGCCCAAGCGTGACGCAGGATCCTCAGTGCGGAACGGATCGCCTGCCGTCCCCTTCTGTTGCCCGGGCGACTTGTACCACGTAGCGGACAAGTCGTCAGTGCCCGTGTGATCCTTGACAGGGTCATAATTCGTGTAGAAACCCTTCGGGTCCTTCGTGGGATCCACCATGCCCGCTCCGGCAGGGTATTCCTGAAGCATGTATCGTTTGATCTCACGGTTGAGCATCGTTGCTTCCTGGACGTCCTTCATCACCTCGTTGTCAGGCGGGTCGCCCAGAGACAATTTTTCATCGTCACCACGCAAGTGGGCGGAGATCCTGAAGTCATCGCTGTCTGGGTCATTGCGATCCTTCTCTCCATTGCCGAGGTTATCGCCTATGTTGAAGCCGTCAGTCTCACCGAGAGGTTCTCCCAACCTGGACGCTTCGTCGTCATCGAGGGGCTCTCCCTCGGTCGGATTCCACCTACCGGGAACCCATGCCTCTTCATCGATCGCAGCACTGTCCGGTAACTCTGATGGAAGATGACCCGGAGTCTGTGCATCATCGTCGCTGCGCGCTGAACTGCTGTTTGCACGAGCAACAAGTTCCTCATTGATGAGCCTGCGTAGGTCGCCTAGTCTGATCTTCACGTGAGTAACTATTCACTTCCTTGGATCTGCGTTGAACACGTCGATGATGCGCATCGCAACCTTGTCCCACGTGTTCTCTGAAATGTACTCGAGTTGACGGTCAACCTGAACTTTGCGCGCACATGGATTCGAGAACATGCAGTCAAGATTGTTCGCAATTTCCTCAGGCGTGTCAGCCTTGATCGTTGGAACATCAGAGAAGTGATTTGCGCTCGAAGTGATGACTGGTAACGCCTTCGACATCGCGTAACGTGCAGCACCGGACGCACCGAACACCTCGTGTTCATGGTGAGTGACGTATGGAAACACGATCGCCTGGTTCGTTCTCATGTATGAGTCAAGCGCAGTGTCAGACTGATAGCCGCGAATGATCGCCACGTTGTTTGACATGTCGAGCTCGTTGACCAACCTCATAAGCTCATCGTAGTACACCTGGTGATCGACAGCATTGAACGGTGACTCGCTGAATAGGGCCGTGAAGAAGACATCACTGTATTTTTCGTGCAGCACATGTGCGGCTCGAATCGCCGTCTCCCAACCCTTGTACCTGAAACCGAACCCTGCTTGCATGAACGTGTGCTCGCTCTTGTAGAAGTTCCACAGGCGCTCAGTTTCAGTGACTGGCATGCAACCGTGCGGGATGACGTGGATCGGCGCTGTGATCCCTTTTTCATCCTGCAACACCTTCCTCGCGCCGTCGAGGTGAACTATGATCTCAGGCATCGCTGCCTCGACAATCGTCTTGTCACGATGATGAAAGACTGAATGCATAGTCACGATGACACGATAGTCGCTGAGCTGGCTCATGAACGACAACCATGCCGCAGCATTGCTCCACAGGCCAAATTCGTGTTGGATCCACACGATATCGGGGTCGTACGACTTGATCTCGCCGATCAACTCTCCCAGAGGTTGTCCTCTGTTCCAGCACGACATGACCTTGTCGGGCGGCACGGCAAGGTTTCCTATGACGTTGATCGGGCCGGTCGGACAGTCATTTCTCTCGATGAACAGTTTGAAATCGCCGACGTGCTTAGCGACCTCGGGCCACAGGTTCTCACTGTACGTCGCGATGCCGCATCGCATCTTCCAATTGCCGACGAACGCTACTTTGAGTGTGGATGCTTTGCCGCCGTACCGTCGCTTCAATCTCCCGTTGACAACGCGAAAATCTGTGAAGACGCTTGCCTTGGAAAACTCACAACCATCAGTCGGGACGTTCAGAACCTCAATTCCTGGGTCATCGCTGACAATCGGCGAGCTTGATACGACGTAGATGCTTCCGCTACGGATCCCTGCGTACAGATTCTTCGACACGGGATCTCCTTTCCTGCGTGACGATCTGCGACATGGCGGAGGCAAGACCGTCGTACACCTCCCGAGAAACACGTGATGGTTCACACTTTGACTTCATCGCAGACTTGCACGCCGAGAACAACCCATCCTTCGTTAGGCCGTGATATGGAAGATTTTCGCCGCGGCGTGGCCATGCATACTTCAACTTATCATGATGATCGATTGAGATGCATGGGACTCCCGCCATCTCCGCAAGGATGATGCCGTGATAACGCTGCGTGATGACGACCTTGTACCTGCTGACGAGATTCGTCAGGTGTTGACTGTCAACTGGCTGGTTTGCATGCAGGTCGAAGTATGTTGAGCGATTCTTCATCCTTGCAACGATCTCCGTTGCCACCCAGGCATCGTTCACCGAGCTGTTCTGGCACATGATCAGGAACGCCGGACACTTCGTTAGACGTTCATCGATGACCTGGTCCATGAACTGGGCACACTCGTCCTTAAAACGCTCGAATGCGACGTGTTTCCAGTGAGGCTCGTTCCACGTGGGTAACACCTCTACGTTTGGAATGAATAGAACATCGTGCTTATCATCGTCAACGTCGCCTTGAGGCAATGCATACACGAGGTCAGGCGCTCCGTATGTTTGCTTGGGAACCCAATCGGGCCACGGTGTGGGGGAACGTGTGATGACTACCCTTGCGATCTGCATGAGCGATCGGTGATCAGCATGAACCTCTGTTTCGATCCCGACACCCACGTAGAAGCATGGCCGCATGTTCTTCTGCAACATGTCAAACGCATCCTTGTCAATGACGGGCTTGTCATACAGCATGCTGCCGCCGCCGAAGATGACGCCATCGCTCTGGATGAGCATCGTGCCGGTTATGTAGTCAACGAACTGCAGGTCGATGCCGTGAGGATTCAGCATCGACAGCAACGCTTGCGCCATCAATTCATCGCCGAGATTCCCGCGCCCGTACCAGCCGTACACCAAGACCTTTGCCATGCCTTGATTGTACACGATCTACGTCACTCTGGGATGTAGATCTTCCACAAGATAGTTCGCGCTGTGCTCACCGTCCAGATGATCTTGAGCCGTAGCT